CTGGCGCTGATCATCCGCCGCAGCATCGGGCGCATCCCCTCACAGGGTGCGCCCCCTTGCTCTTACGGATGAGAGCAGACCAGCCAACGGCGGCATCCGCTGGCAGGTCCCCGCATGATCACTTGGAGAGGCTGATCATGATCCAGTACGAGAACGACGAAAGCGCGGTCAAGCGAGCCATCGCGGACGCCGTAGCGGAGATCGACCACGGTACGGCGCGGACCATCGCGTCGTGGTTCGACGAGCCGGGGCACGTGCATGCGTTCGTGACCACCGGCGCCATGGCCGCCGATGGCGCCTGGTGCACCGACGAGATCATGCACCTGATCAAGTCCGGCGTGGACGCCGCGACGCTCAAGGCCAACGGAGCGGCCCTGGACGCCCTTGAGGCATACCTCAAGGAGCGCGAGGACAACTTCGACCTGGACCCCGTTGAGGGCTGGTCGGGCATGTGGGTCCGCAGGCACGTGGACTACCCGCACGAGTCGGGCCGCATGCCGGGTTGCAACGGCTGCTACATGGGGCCGTGCGTGTGCGACCCGGAGACGGACGCGCCGTGTGAGTCCGGAGAGTGCGTGCAGCTGGAGTGCCCCTACTGCGACGGCTCGTGCAGCGGGGGGCAGTGATCATGGGACTCGTCTACGTGTACCGCTACGACGACCCGGACGAGCACCGGTACCTGTACCGGTGCCCCCTGGTCTGGGCATGGCTTCTGTGCCGCTTCCGGCCCGAGTACGACTACGCCCGGTTCTGGTTCCAGGGAGGCAACGCGTGAGCGCAGACCTGAGCTTCGCCCTGATACGCCTTGACCAGATCGAAGAGCGCATCAGGAGTAAGCACCCCCGCGCGGCGCAGGACTCACACCTTGCCGCACTCCTAAACTCCCTCCGCGATGATCTCGCAGACCAGAAGATCATCATCACGGAGTCCAGAGACTGATCAATCCGCCGGAGTTGGACGAGCGGCCCCCTAGCCGATGGGGGGCCGCTTCCTTGCTCTTACGGATGAGAGCACAACGCCCCGGGCGGCATCCCGGGGCGCTGGCAGTTGGCGCCACCATTCTGGAGAGGCAGGCAGCGCCATGGCAGAGAGTAGCAACAGGCTTAGGTTCGGCGACAAGGTCACTCACTGGTCCCACGGGGACCAGCAGGGGACCGTGGTCGCTGTCGAGCCCGACGAATACTCGTCCACCGCATGCACGTATCACGTTCAGTGGCCGGAGGGCGGCATCCCAGTCCCGTACTACAGCGTGACGACGACGCTGCGCAAGGTCGAGGGCGGGGGCGAGTGATCATGCCCTTCACGGAGATCATCTACCGCGCCATGGTCGGTAGCGACGCGGCCACGGAGTACCCGCAGGACCAGGCGCAGGCGTGCATCGGCATCGGTGACGCCATCGTGGCGGGGTTCAGGGCGGAGCGTGAGGTCAAGCCCGGCAAGGGCGGGCCGGTGACCGTGGTCACCCTGTACGGGCAGAACGACGTGCTCTTCGGCCAGTACGAGTTCCACGGGAGGGCATGACATGCCGCACCTTCCCGATTGCGCTGCCTCGTGGAAGGCGGCGGACAAGCCCTGTTACGTGCGCCCGGAGTTCGTTGTCACGACCGAGGACGGCGCGCAGCAGCTCGTGTGTGAAGCCCATGCCGGGTGGCTCCTCTCGGAGGCCCTTACGGGCCGGGGAGAGGTCGTCGTGACGGAGTACGAGGGCAACTGACCCTGTCACCCCAAGTCGCCGGGCACCCAGCTACCCCCCTGGGTGCCCGGTCTCTTGGCCTGACAGGCCACGCCGCGACGGGACGGCATTCCCGCCACGGCGCCCACCCTGCCTAGGAGAGGCGGCAGATCATGAGCACCACCAAGGTCACGGTGCACTTCACCGGCTCCATCACGTACGACGCGGCGGCGCTGGACTGTGAGGGCAATCACTGGCCCAACACCCCGGAAGGCCATGCCGAAATGATGGCGGCCGACATCGAGAGCGTCATGAACACGGAGTTGATGTATGGCTCCGAGAGCCGGGAACCGACCGACTACGTCCAGGAGATTCACGACGTCGATGTCGTCGGACTGGCCAGCGCCGATGTGGAGCGACTGAAGGAGCTGGAGAAGATCGTCACCAGCGCGTCTGAGCTGATCGGCAAGTTCCGCGCCGATGTCGACCCGATCACGGACAGCGAGGGCGAGCCACTGCTTCGGAAGCAGAGCGCCTACGACCACATCCGGGCCAACTACGAAGGTGACGCCTGGGAGCTGGTCCGGGAGCTGGCCAGGCTCGCCGTGAAGTAGGCCCAAGACTCCGGCGCCCTTGAGCCAGGCGCCGGACCGGCGGCCCAAGCCCCCCTTGGGGCCGCCCGCAGAGCCCCTGTCTTCTCAGTCCCCCCAAGAGACAGGGGCTCTGCCTTTCCCTGTTCCGTACGTTCGCAAGGCTGCACATCCGGCGCCGTGGTGCTCCTCCATAGCCTCTCCCCCGGATGTGCGGTCCTGGGTCCGTACGGGCCACCCCAATTCCCCATGTCAACGGAGAGGTTGGTTTCATGGGTGACAGCAACAGCGCGTTCAGCATCAGCCCTGAGCAGGTCATGAGCCTGGTGCAGCAAGCGCACACGCAGGCGGCAACCGAGCTGAGCCAGGAGGAGGCCGCGCGAACGGCCGCGATGGCCCTCCTGGCCCAGGTCGGTGGCAAGACGATCGGCGAGAAGGATCTCGCCTTCGAGGGCACGAAGTTCATCCTGCCCGCACAGTACGAGGGGAAGATCCCCGAAGCGATCAGCTTTCTGGACCGGTACCAGAGGCAGCAGGGCAAGACGCACGAGTACGTCAAGGCGTTCAACTACCGGCCGTACGACGTGGCCCACGCCCTCACCCTGGCCCTTGGGGAAGTCTTCGGCTCCACGGGCATGGGCGAGTCCTGGCGCGACATGTTCGGCCAGGAGCACCACCCGCAGTACGTCGAGGTCGCCACCGGCGTGGGACAGTCCGTCCAGGTCCCGTGGGACCTGGTTGCCTTCCCCATCCTGGGTCCGGACGCCGTGATCGAGGTCGGGTTCACCCGCAACCGCGAAATGGGGATGCTCGGACAGCTCACGGTCCGCGCCCCCCGGGGCGTCAAGGCGCAAGTCGAGGGCCTGTTCAGGGTCATCGAGAGCCACCTCAAGGAGTCCTCGCTGTACAAGGGCAAGGCCCTGATCGGCGGGGATCAGATGATGCCGACCTTCCTGGACGTGAGGAAGGTCAACCCGGAGCACGTCATCTACTCGGACGACGTGCTGACCCAGCTCAACACCAACGTCTGGGCGCTCATCGAGCACACCGCCCTGATGAAGGCGGAGGGCGAATCGCTCAAGCGGGCCGTCCTGCTGGAAGGCCCGTACGGCACCGGCAAGTCCCTCGCTGCCTTCCTCACCGCCCAGCGGTGCGAAGAGAACGGCTGGACGTTCCTCTTCGTCAGGCCGGGTGACGACCTGGACTCCGCGATGCGCACGGCCCAGCTGTACTCGCCGGCCGTGGTGTTCTTCGAGGACATCGACGTCATCGGCGAGGCCGGCGACCCGGCCCGCGTGTCCAAGCTCCTGGACTCCTTCGACGGCATCGGCGCCAAGGGCGCCGAAGTGGTGGCCATCCTGACCACCAACCGCAAGGACAAGATCCACAAGGGCATGCTGCGCCCCGGGCGCCTGGACGCCGTGATCTCCATCAACCAACTGGACCAGGCGGGCGTGGAGAAGCTGATCAGGGCCCACGTCTCCGCGGACATGCTCCGGGTCATGGACTACAGCCGGGTCCACGAGGCGTTCAAGGAGTTCACTCCCGCGTTCGCCAGGGAGGCCATCAGCCGGGCCAGGCGGTACGCCATCGTCCGTGAGGGCGGCAGGCCCACGATGCTGACGACGAGCGACTTCGTCAACGCCGCCGCCTCGCTCACGCCGCAACTGGAGCTGATGCACGCGGCGGAGGAGGAGAAGGTCACGCCGACCCTGGACAAGGCGCTCCGGGAGACCGTGGCGGACGTCCTCGACGCCGCCCGGTTCGCCGACGAAGACGGCGACATGGTCAGCGTCGGCGCCAGTGACGGCTTGGTGGTCGACCGCGAGGAGCTGCCCGTATGACGGCCATCGACTACGCGGCCAGGGTCGCCAAGGGCGTAGAGCTGCTGGACGCCAAGATGCCCGGCTGGGAGGACCGTATCGACCTGGAGACGCTGGACATCGGCTCCGGCGTCGAATGCGTGGCCGCCCAGCTCAGCGGCATGGGCAACTGGCACCGCGGAGCCCAGATGCTCGGCCTGGGCAGGCAGGCCCAGGAGACCGCCGGAGACCGGCTGATCCCCTTCGGCCTCAACGCCGAACCGGCCTGCGCATGCAGCTGGCCCAACGGAGTCCCCGAGGGCTACACGCTGGAGGCCGCCTACGCCACGTTGAACGAGCTGTGGCGGGGGGTCATCACCGAGCGCCGCAAGGTGCCTGCCTGACGCTGATCTACGGGGCCCGGCGTTGGCCGGGCCCCGCCATCCCTGAATGGGGTTTTCACCATGTGCAACAACTGCAATCAGCAGGCCCTGGCGGCCCTGGAGGCCATCGCCAACGGGGAGGAGATCCCGGAAGCCCCCGCCGCACCGCTGCCCTTCCAGCTCCCGGAAGGGGTGGAGCTGGAAGGGGCTCTGATCCACCGGCCCAACTTCGACCTGCCCTTCCCGGTCATCGCCTTCGAGACCAGCAACGGCAACGTCGGCATCCTGACCAACCAGGACGGCTGGAAGTTCGTCAAGGGTGCGCTGGTCATGCTCGGTGAGTGCGGCCACGACCATCACTGAAGCCCCCCGCCGCCCGGAGGTGACGGCGAAGCCCTCCGGGCAGCGGGGCAAGCATGACGAAGCCCCCCAGGTGAAACGCCGGAATCACCATGGGGGGCCGTCTGAACCATCCCGGCCGGGGCTGCTGCCACGCGGGGACCCTGTCGGCCGGGATGGCGCCTACGGGGCAGCCAGCCTGCCTGGCCGACTGAGCAAAGCCGATTGAGCGGCGGCGCACTCTTCGGGGGTCGCCCTACGGACGTCCGCCACGTGTGCGTTCCACTCGATTCCCCCGCCCACGGGGCGGAGGGCCACCGTAGTGCGGCCGACCTGGGCCATGTACACGCCGGTCTTCCCTCTGGCCGTGTCGACGACCACTGTCCCCTTCTCCATTGCGCCGCCTCTCATCGGCTTTGACTGTGCGCCCTGATCATCGATCGGCACGGCGGACACGTATTGCGTCAAGGGGAGACAGGGGGTGCAGTTCGGCGCTAACGTCCGAATGCGCCAGATGTCCGTGGGGGTCGCCTTGAACACTGCACTTGATCGCGCTATGGCGGAGAAGAACGTACGTCCGAGACAGCTCGCCCACCACGCGGGGGTGTCCATCAAGACCGTGGAACGATGGATCGGTAATACCGATCACGTGCCACATGCCCGTACGCGGGCGAAGGTGGCCGCCTACCTGGGGGTATCGGAAGAGATGCTGTGGCCCAAGATCGCGAGAGCGATCGTCAAGACCGGGCCGGACAGGGAAGTCGTCTCGGTCTACCCGTACCGCTCCGCCTGCCCCAAGGCGGTGTGGGCGGAGCTTGTCCAGTCCGCCGAGGTAGAGATCTTCTTCGGCGGATACACGAACTACTTCGTGTTCTTGGAGCAGCCGCATTTCCATCAGACGCTCCAGCGCAAACTGGAGGCCGGTGTACGCGTGCGCTTCCTGCTGGGGGACCCGGAGTCGGAGACGACCCGCGCCAGGGAGGCCATTGAGGACACGCCCCTGACCGTGTCAACGCGTATCAGAATCGCCCAGGACAACTTGGCCAGGGTCCCCGCCCATGAGGGCCTTGAGGTGCGCTACAGCGCCCCCGAGGACGCCACCAATCACGTGGGCCTGAGCGTCTTCCGCTTCGATCAGGACGCACTTGTCTGCCCGCATTTGGCGCGTCTCGTAGGACACGATTCGCCGATGATGCACCTACGGCGACGTGACGAGAACGGCATGTTTGACCGCTTTGCGGAGCACGCTGAAGAGCTGTGGAACAGGGCCATCCCGGTCAGCTGATCCACCGCAGAACCGAAGCCCCCCGTGACGCAGCACGGGGGGCTTCGTCGTACCCCCGCCCTTGCGGGGCGGGATGAGTGTCGCTCCGTGACGACGGGGCCTAAGCCGGTATGGCATCCACCGGTGACGCGCAACGGTGCCACGGTCCCTTCGGCTAACGGCAAGCCGCCCGTGTAGGGAGAACCTGCTCCGCGCAGGCCCCGAGGGGTAATCCCGGTTCGACTCCGGGCGGGACCACTCACCCCCCGTAGCCCAGCGGCAGAGGCAGGCCCTTAAAAGGCTGGTCAGCGCGGGTTCGATCCCCGCCGGGGGGACGCGCACAGATCGCACCACCAAGGGGGGATGAGAGGTGGCGACCCTCTACAGCTACGTGGACGGCTACGGAGACCTGATCGAGGTCAATGAGGTTCTGATCCCCGGCGTGGGGCTCGGAATAGCCGTCCACACCACCCACCGCGGCCCCTGCCTCCCCCTGGAGGAGGTGCCGCGCCTTCTCAGAGCACTGAGTGAAGGGCTCCACATCGCCCCATCGAAGGAGAGGTAGCATGGCGATAACGAGGACACGGCTTGAGCCGCCCAGGCAGCTTGTGCCGGCGGACGACCCGTACCCGCTCCCGAGTGAGCCCCAGGTCTTGGAGGTCTCCCAGGAGATGGCCTCCTCGTGGGTGTCCTACCGGAGGGGGCATCCGAAGCTCCGGCCGCTATCGAAGGATGTGGCGGGCCGGTATCAGAACCTGATCGAGACGGGCCGCTTCTGTGAGGCCACCCCCGAAGGGCTGATCTTCGACACCGAGGGGTACATCATCTCGGCTCAGCACCGGCTCAAGGCGCTGGCGAACGCCGACACGGCGAAGCTGATCGAGCAGTACGGCAGGCCCTGGCTTCGCTTCTGGATCTTCCCGAACCAGCCCCGCGACATCGGCCCCTACCTGGACCAGGGCTTCCGCCGCACGGCGGCCCACATCATGGTGGGCAAGCCGCAGGCCGCAGCCGTGGGGGCCGGGGGAAAGTACCTGGCCGCCCTCTCGGACGGCGACCGCTACGGCATGCCGCGCTTCAACCGGGTCATGGTCCCGGAGGTCGTGGACACGGTCCAGATGTGGCCGGAGCTGGACCGGTACGTCCACGACGCCCACGCCATCTGGAAGCACACCGGCATCACGCTCGGTCCCCACCTGGCCCTGCTCGCCCAGGCCGCGCGGACCGATCACGCAGTCAAGATCCCCTCATGGCTGGAGGGCCTGCGCACCGGGGCCATCGCCTCCGAGTCCGACCCCAGGCTGATGCTCAGGGAGAAGTTCCGCGGAGGCTTCGTCTCCCAGGCCAAGGTCACCAGGCGAGACCAGGTGTACGCCGTGATGGTGAAGTGCTGGAACGCGTACGTCACCGGCGAGCCGCTGACGTTCGTAGGCCTGCGCTTCAGGGCGGGGGAGCAGATGCCTCCCGTGCAGGACTTCCAGTTCGACGGCAAGAAGGGGCGGGTGGCTGCATGACCGCGTCGCGGCAGAAGAAGAAGGCCTGGGAGAAGAAGTTCGACGCGGACCTCGCGGCCGAGATGAAGGCCGTGGAGGACAAGTGGGTCCACTGCTACCAGGCCCACCTTGACGGCCTGACCAACGCGGACATCGCTTACATGATCGGCTTCTCGTCCGCCTCCAGCATCCCCGCCAAGATCGCGAAGGGTAAGGAGATCCTGGAGAGGCGTAAGGGGGGCTCACCAACACCATGAGCGCCGCCTTCCGCTCTGGCGTGGCCGTCCTCTTACGGCCACGCCGGGGAAGCACCACCCCGACCTGTGCTGAGGTCACCACGCACGTCTCACCCTCCACCGTTCGGGTACGGATCACCGCGGACAGCGGAGGGCGTCAGCGGGGCATGATCTACACGGCCCCGCTGGGATGCCTGGCGCCACGCCAGCGCGGACGGCACCGCAGACCGGCCCTTCCGGACGTCCGTATCCGGGGGTGGAGGGGCCGGTGACCGGCAGTGTCTTACAACGGACGTCTGTACGGCCAGGAGTTGCCACATTCGGTTAAGTTTTCGGCAAGGGTCGCCTGCCGGGGGCGCGGATCTTGAGCTAACCCCCACACTGACCCTGCTGCCACGCACAACCGAAGGGACCCTGGACTGTGCCTCCAAAGAGGAAAGTCGACTTGCCAGACCATGTCAGAGCCGCCGTGCTGTCAGATCTCTCCCTGACGCACGAGACGGCCATCACCGCGGAAGAGAACGAGAAGGTTCGGATCTTCCTTGCCACGGAGCAGGGCCTGGACACGTACGAGATCGCCGAGGAGCTAGGGATTTCTCAGTCCGCCGTGAGCAACTACCGGCGGCAGGGCAAGGAGATCCACGAGCGCCGCCAGCGAGAGAAGAGGGAGCGTGAGTCAGCGCGAGATCAACAGCCTGGCGAAGATCCTCTCAGACCCGGAGAACTCGAACCGCTCAGCTGAGGACATTGCCCAGCTCTGCATAGACGAGCTGGACTCCCTGAGATCCACCACGCACCGCCTGGCCGTCGTCGGCCAGATCACCTTTGGGCCCCAGAGCGACCGCCGCACAGTGGTTCTGGGGCCTTTCCGTGCCCCGCTGCAACTGCGCGACGAGGAGCGGTTCCGAGAGGCCGTACAGCGTCCCTGCACCCAGGCCAGGGACGCCGGCCAGCACTTGGCCTGGGACTCTAAAACTGGCACCGGGAGTGGAAGGTTCATGCTCGCTCCCGCTTTCATGCGTCCCAGGGATGCCTGGGACTTCTACCGACTCCCCAAGGCAGATGCCGGGGAGCCTATGAATCTGCTGGTGCCGCCACCGGCGCACATTGCTGAAGCCATCGAGCGCTGGCGACCCGGCCTCTGGGCTGAGGAGTTCGGCGCCGCGTGACACCTCGCCCTTGCGGGGCGGGAGGAGGCGACAGATGCAGGACGGGAACGACATCCCGGCCGACGAGGCCGGGGATTGGTTGAGGGAGAACCTCAGCAACGAGCCGGAACGCCGCAGTGAGTTGGTCATCAGGGGCGGGGCCATGGACCGCGCATCGCGTAAGCGGCTGCTAGAGATCCTGTTCGGCCCGCTGCCGAAGTGAAATTCCGGCATACTGCGGCCAATTGAGTGACCCCGGCGGTGCTGCGAACACCCCGGGGTCTGGCCAGTCGCGAAGGAACTGACATGACCCAGACTCTCATGGAAGCCGTAGCCGTAGGCGCGGGGCTGCCCGAGACCACCGCAGACCGCGTCAAGAGAGAGGCGCTGTTTCGCGCCCTGGACGCCGTCGCCCAGGTGGCACGCCCCGATCAGCTGCGTGCCGTCGCCTACCTCCGGGTCTCCACTGAGGACCAGAAGAAGGGCTACGGCGTCTCATACACCGGCAAGCGCGTGGTGCGGTACATCGCCAAGAAGGATTGGGCCTTGGTCGGCATCTTCGCTGACGAGGGGTACAGCGGGACGCTTGACCACACCAAGCGTCCCGACCTGAAGAGGCTCATGGAGCTTGCACGGCAGGAGCCCCGCCCCTTTGACGTCGTGGCCGTCCAGGAGGCGCGGGCCATCGGCCGCGAGGGTGAGGCCTTCTGGCCGTGGGTCTGGGAACTCAAGAAGCTGGGCATCTTTGTTGCCGTCGCCAAGAGGGACTACGACAACACCACCGACGAAGGCCGCTCCAAGATGCGCAAGGACGCGGACCAGGCCGAAGACGAACGCATCCTGATCCGTGACCGCACGCAGGGCGGCATCCAGGACAAGGCCGAAGTCATGGCTGCTGACGGCGCCTATCTCGGGGGCAACGTTCCCTACGGGTACCGCATCGAGAACAAGGGCGTGACGGGCGAGAGCTGCCTCGTGCCCGACGATTGCGACTGCCCCGGCGAATGCGCCAGGCTCCATGAAGCCGATGGTGTCCGCTTTGCGGTGGCACGATTCGCCGCCACGCTTAACTTCGAGGGCACCGGCAGTGAGATGAATCGGGCCGGATACCGGCGGAAGAACGGTGCCCTGTGGGACTACGGCTCCGTCTACAACCTTCTCCACTCCAGGGCAACGGTTGATGCTGTAACGGTGCACCGTGGCTCCAAGGACGTCGTCTTGGGCCCGGAAGGGAAGCCCCTCTACGGTGAGTCCATTGAGATCAAGCTGAAGCCGATTCTCACGCAGCAGGAACTGAGCATCCTGAGTGAAGCGAAAGCCAAACGCCCACCTCGCCGGACCCCGAAGACCTTCACTTATACCCTCGCCGGCCGCATCAAGAGCCCGTGCGGGTTCGTCTACGTGGCGAGGGGTATGAGCAGGCAGGGCGACAAGCACGGCCGCAGCCCCTTCAAGGGCCTCCAGTGCCAGGGCAACAAGAGCAACATTCCCAAGGCCAAGCGCTGCAAGTGCCCCATCATCCGGGCGGAGCCCGTGGAGCGGGAAAGCTGGCGCCTGGTGAAGGAATTCCTCTCGAACCCGGAAGAGCTGGAGCGCCTGGCGACCGAAGCCATTCAGGCTCAGCGACAGACCGGCGCGGATTTCGACGCCCAGCTTGCGGAGCTGAACAAGCGCGCGGCCGAGCTGGAGGAGTCCATTGACCTGATGCTGATGGCGGCCACGCAGCAGGCGACGGCACGACGGCTGAGCCGGACCGAGGCCGAGAAGTACATCGCCAAAATGACCGCCGAGCCGAACGCGGAGCTGGCCGGCCTCCAGAAGCAGCGGGAGGAGATCGGGCGCTGGAAGGAGAATGCGGCGAACGCCGATAGCGTGGCAAAGCATCTGCGGACGCTGGCCGAACGGGCGAAGGGTCGTCTGGAAGGCACGACACTCGATGAACAGGCGGAGCTTTTCAACCTGCTCCAGGCCGAGGTGGAAATCGTGGGGGAGGCGCCTTCACGGCCGCTCGGTCGGCCGTGTCAGGCCGTGGCCTTCTTCACCGAGCGCGGCCTGACGGTGCCGTATTTGACCGATGAAGCCTGGTCGAAGGTTGCGGATATCGTGCCAGTGCTTTCCCGGCAGTTCCCGCCCCGGGACATCTTGGCGGGCTTCCTGGAGAAGGCCCGCACAGGTCTTGCCTGGACGGCCCTGGACGTGGGAGTCCCGCACACGACACTGATGAACCACTGGATTCGCTGGGGCGTCACAGGCGGCCTGGAGGCCGTCATGGAGCGTCTGGCAGGCATGCCGGGGACCCCGCCGCCCGACCACGACGCGGTCACGGTCAGGGTGCGCTGCACGATTCTGCCCGAGGTGCTACTCATGGACTCGGACCCTGACGGTAATGAGGCATCTAGCCTTAGCGTCGGTTCGAACGGTGGAAGTAAGGCACCCTTTACATTCTCAGTGCTCCTAGCCGCCTGACCTGCACAAACACAAGGCCCCCGCTCCGGTGGGGGCCTTCGTCATGGGAGGAATCGTGCCCGAACCGGACTGGAAGCACGCCCTACGGGCCGCCTTGGACCAGGACGCCTGGAGGGTCGGCGGCCCTTACGGGGACTGGGATACCGACGAGGCCTTGACCACCGTCATGCCCCACATCGAGGCCGCCTACCAGCGCGGCCTCATGGCCGGGCGGAGTCAGGCCGGGTACGCCACCACCCGGCGCAAGAGAAAGGAGCCACCGTGTGCCCCATCTGCGGAAAACCCTTCCCCTGCCTCGACCACTGAGGAGGGGGAGCCGTGATCCTCAGCCGCCTACAGAAACTCATCATCCTGGCCGCCCTCGTAGCGGCCTTCGTCATGAATGGGGTGCCGCATTGGAAATGATGAAGCGCGCCCGGAAGGTGCTCTATGAGAGCCAGCTCGGGTGGACGATCACCAGCGCCGTGATCGGCTCTGGTATCGGGCTGTTCTTCGCGATGCTGTATGAGAGGGCGCGGTGATGCTGTACGACCCTCACCGCCGGTGGAGCCCGAGGGGGATTTGCCGCTGGGAGGACCGCGGGCTGTTCTTCGCGCCGGGCGGACAGCCCGATCGAGTCCCCTCGCGGGCCGTACAGGATCTGTGGAGCCAGGCGAAAGAGATCTGTGCCATGTGCCCCGTGCTGAAGGAATGCCGCCGGGACACCTTGGGCGAGGAGTACGGCGTGTACGGGGGTCTCGACGAGACCGAGCGCTACCGCATCCGCATTCAGCTCTCCGCGGCGATCGACCGCTGGGACGAACGACGCCGTATGGCGTGGGCCAAGGAGGCCTACACGCTGCGCAAGGCAGGCTTTTCCTACTCCACCATTCAGACCCAGACGGGACTGTCGAAAGCAGCCGTGCTCAAGCTGAGTGAGATCTGGCGCGAGCACCTGGGGAAGCAGCCCGAGCCGGGCTCGGTCGTCGATCTGAAGTTGCCCGAGCCGGAGACCGAGAGCGCCCCATTCCCCGCCCGCCAAGGACGGCGCCATGCCTGGGTCAGGCACCGGGGCATTGTCAGTGACGCCTGGTATCGGGGTGAGACGCCGGACGGTGCCTGGGTCTGCGTCACCGTCGAATCCGGAAAGGGTCAGGCGCACAAGTGGATCCGCCGCGAGGACGTACACCTCTACCGCCCGCAGGCGGTCGTCATTCTCAACTACATAGGCAGGCCCGATGACAGCACCCGTACTCCAGCTGCCTAGGCATATCTCCCACAGCTCCCGTGAGGCGCTGGAGCGTTGCGCCTTGCAGTACTTCCTGACCCGTGTGGCGAATGCCCCGCAGACGCCCGCTCTGTGGCTTGCCGGGGGCTCCGCCGTTCACGAGACGACGGAGGACTACGACCTGTTGGCTTTCGCCGATATGGCAGAAGACTTCGACGCCGGGGAGGTCTGGAACCTGGTCTTCGACCAGCAGTTGCACGAGGCCAGGGAGAGGGAGAAGGACGAGCGGAAGTGGCGCTCGTCCCAGACCGAGCCCATCGAGGTCTGGCGCCGCATGGGCCTGAACTTCGTGCAGGCATACATCGACTGGCGCGAGCGGTCTCCGTGGGAGATCTGGACCACGCCGGACGGCGAGCCGGCCATCGAGCTGGACGTGTCCGGCAAGCTGCCCGGCTGCGAGGTGGAGATCAAGGCCTTCCTGGACCGGGTCTTCTGGGACCCCGTCCTGAAGCGGCTGATCATCGTGGACCTGAAGACCTCCAAGAAGCCGCCCAAGAACGCCGACCAGTTCGGCACGTACGGAGCCTTGCTCAAGGCCAAGTACGGGGTGGACGCCGCCCTGGGCGTCCCGTTCATGAACCGCAGGGCCTCGCTCGGGACGCCCTTCGACCTCTCCGCCTACACGCCGGAGTTCGTGGGCGAGGTCTTCGGCAAGGCCTGGCAGCAGATCAAGGGGTACATGGCGGCCGGGAAGTTCCCGGCGGACACGTCGGACTGCTTCCTGTGCGACGTCAAGACGTCGTGCCATGCGCAGGGCGGGCCGCTGGCCCACCTCTACGACCCGGCGTCGCCGGGCTACCCCGCCCGTTCTGATGCTTCCCGACTGTGACTGTGGCGCCTGCTGCGAGAGCTGCGGGCACTACAGCGACTGCATACGCAACGAGCTGCCCGAGGAGGGCGATACCGAGTGACCGAGACTCCTGAGGCTGTTGGGCCTGATATGGACGCTGAGGGCTGGGATGACGCCGCAGATGGTGCGTCGTACCCGGAGTACCCGGCCAATCCGCACAACCACAAGTTCACGATCAGCATGAACGGCCAAGGCCCCATGCTGGTGGTCCGCGGCAACACCGTGGAGGAGGTCAAGGAGGCTTTCGAAGAGCTGGAGGACGCGGCCGTAGGGGCCGCGCTGGGCCGTGGCTGGGCCGCTGTACGGGCCGGTGCCGCTCTCGGCAATGGCCTTGGCGCCACGCCTGCTCCGCCCGCTCCTGCGGGCCCGCAGGCCCCGCCGGCTCCGGCGTACGGGGCTCCCGCCCCGCCTCCGCCCCCGCCCGCCCCGCAGGGCTACGGCGGCCAGCAAGGCAGCGGCCGGGCCGAGCCGAAGCCCCGGCCCCCGTGGCCGCAGGTCTACAAGATCTCCATCGCCCGTGGAGACCAGTCCTTCAAGCAGTACCGCGAGGCCAACCAGGGCTACTTCAAGGGGAAGGTGCAGTGGGCCGGCGGCGGTGACTACTGGATTCACGGTGACGTTGTCCAGTCGGTGGCCCAGTGGCACCCCGTCCCGGCATGATGCCCCCGGGGAGAGGGGGTGTGATGACGGACTATCGCTTGAGCGACTACGACCGGGAGCGTCAGCGTGAGCTGAACAGCGGCAACCTTGCCCTGTTCTGGCTGGCGTTCTTCCCGGTCGTGTTCGGCGGGATGTGGCTGCTGATCCAAGTCCTGGACTGGCTTGGATAGTGGCCAGACTCTCTCGCCTCGTGAAGCGGGCGGCTAGCGGAAAAGATCCGCTGCCGCCCGCTTTTGCGTCCTGGACAGCTCAGGGGATCAAGTTCCGGCGGGCGTCGGTCTCGATGCTCGCGGGGGTCCCCGGCACCCACAAAACCCGGATCGTGCTCAACGCGATCATGAACATGCAGGTCCCCACCAAGGTCTTCTCCACCGACTCGGACGAGTCCACGATCGAGTCCAGGATCTTGGCCCGCGAGACGGGCACGCCGACCTCTGTCACGGAGGAGTGGCTGAGGACCGAGCCGGACAAGTGCGCCCGGCTGCTGGCCAAGCATGACTACCTGGACTGGGACTTCCGCCCGGATCCCACGATGGATGACATCTGGCTGGGGCTGTATGCCTACCACGAAGAGGAAGGCCAGTACCCCGCACAGATCGTCATCGACATCGCCTCCGACGTCGGCCATGACGCCGGGGACGAATGGGCCTCGCTGCGCGACCTGATGCGCCAGGCCAAGGTCATTGCCCGCGAGACGCAGGCGCACCTACTGCTGGTGCATCACTGCTCGGACTCCCCGGGCACGAAGCGGCCATGCCCGCGCCGGTCGGACATCCACGGGAAGATCGCCGCCATTCCGGAGCTGATCGTCACGTGTGGCCTGGACGCCTCCGGCGGCCTGTATGCGGCCCCGGTGAAGAACCGGCACGCCAAGGCGTCGGCTGATGCCGAGATCCGGATCCCCATGACGCTGAACGCTGAGACGTCCTTCGTCGGGGACTACGTGCCGCCAACCCCCGCCTATGCGGGCTGGGATGAAGAAGAGGAGGGGTGGGGTTGACGTCACCCCCAACAGAAGACCCAGAGGCGGCCCCCGTGGCCGCCTCTCTTGTTTCTCCGGCGGCTGACGCTGCGCGGATAGCCGAACTGACCGCAAGCGCTCATGCCGTTCTGGACGAAGCGATCGAAAAGCACGTCCTAGCCGACAAACGCAGGGTCGCCGGCATCGTCATTCTCTTCTCGGGAGGTAACGACTCAACCACCTTGGCCCACTTGTTTAAGGACCGTGCCACACATGCGGCACACGCCAACACGGGCATTGGCATCGAGCAGACCCGACAGTACGTCCGCGACACCTGCACGTCATGGGGTCTGCCTCTGATCGAGAAATACCCGGAAGAGGGGGCCACGTACAGAGACTTGGTCCTGGGCAGGGTCAGGGCGCGCACGGGCGCGAACGCTGGAACCGTACTGTGGCCCGGCGGATTTCCGGGCCCGGCGTCCCATTGGATGATGTACCAGCGCCTGAAGGAGCGGGCCTTGGAGAAGGTCCGCAACGACCTGGTGAGCAACCCCTACCGGGAGCGGGTCGTCTTCCTCGCCGGTCGCAGAGCCGACGAGTCGGGGCGCCGTAAGGGCCTGGCCGACAGGGGACCCATTGAACGGCGGGGGTCCACGGTATGGGTGTCCCCCCTGACCAACTGGACGAAGCTGGACCTCAATGCGTACCGCCGGGTTCACCCCGACGTCCCCCGCAACGAGGTCTCGGACCTTCTCCATATGTCTGGCGAGTGCCTTTGCGGCGCCTTCGCCCACTCCGGCGAACTGGACGAGATCGCCGAATGGTTCCCCGAGACCGCGGCCGAGATCCGCGCCCTTGAGGAGGAAGTCCGTGCATCGGGCGTGGCGCCGCCCGAGCGGTGCAAGTGGGGCTGGGGCGCAGGCAAGCAGCGCCCTTCCCGCGTGGGTGATCTGTGCTCGTCCTGCGATGCCCGATTCGACGCACTGAGGGGTGAGGCGGCGTGAGTTGCACCTACTTCCACCGCTGGAGCCGGTGGGAGACCGAGTTCGAGGAAAACCCAGACGGCGAGATGGGCGTCTACGAGTTCCGCACCCGCCGCTGTAGGCGGCCGGGCTGCCGCATGATCGAAGAGGAGGGCGGACGGTGCGTGTCTTTGTCACCGGAAGTTCTGCGTGGCCTGACCCGCTAGCGGTAGGCCAGGAGCTGACCAAGCTCTACTTGCAGCACGGCCCCTACGTGCTGGTCCACGAAGGCGGCGGCATCGGTGTGGACGCTGCCGCGCACACCTGGCAGGAGTGGGCCGGGAAAGAGCTGGGCTGCTTCGAGGTTCGCCACCCGGCGGACTACGAGCACCACGGCAGGGGGGCCCGCGTCCGCAAGGGGGCCGAACTCGTTGCGACTGGCGCGGATCTGGTCGTGGCCTTCTCGCTCTTCGCGGACGAGGAGACGCGGCAGATCGTCGGCCTGGCCGAAGAGGCCGGCATCAACGTGCGGGAGATCCTGTCGTGACCGGCCACACCGTCGTCATAGACGAGGATCCCGGGCCTGACGGCTACCGCGTGGTCTGCATACCTCACGGCCCCATCGGGGCCTGGGACGACCGTGTGGAGGCCTTCCTGAAGGCCCTGGAGCACGACCACGAGCACGGCGGGGGGTCGTGCGGATGAGCGACCACCACGGCCCTTCGCACGACCTGCCCGAGTACCGGCCCAACTGGCCCTTGCCTACCAAGATCAAGGTACTCAAGCGCGGGGACTGGTGGTGCTGGGAGCACCCATGCCGCTACCGCGGCGGGGTTCCGAACCTCTCCTACCCCTACACGGATTGGGGCGCAGCCATGACCGGCGCCTGGCGCCACCTGGAGCGGTGCATATGAGCACCGCCAGCAAGAAGAAGGGCACGGCGGCAGAGCGCGAGGTCGTGACCTACCTGAAGAACTGGTGGCCCGCTGCCGAGCGGCGGGCCCTGTCCGGCAACAAGGACAAGGGCGACGTCGCCGGGATCCCCGGCGTGGTCGTCGAGGTCAAGGCGGCCACGCGCTTGGAGCTGGCCAAGTGGCAGCGCGAGACGCTGACGGAACGGCGTAATGCCGAAGCGGACATGTGCGTCCTGGTCGTCAAGCGGGCGTACAAGCCCGTTTCCGAGTGGGATGCCTACCTGCCATGGGACGTAATCGGAGCGGGAGGCGCTGACGGATGGGTGCGCATGGATCTTCAACTGGCCGTCAGCTTCCTCCTCTTCCCCTCGCTCCTGTCCTCGCCCATTACGGCGTAGCCCTCCACGAGGGCCGCTGGGGCAACGAGATGGTCTGTTGCCCCATCCACGGCGAGCGCCGTGCATCCATGTCCGTCAGCGCCGCCAAGGGCGTCTTCCACTGCTTCGCCTGCGGTGCCTCGGGCACCGCGGTGAGGCTCGTACAACTCATGGAGGGCTGCGACCTTGCAGACGCTGTCCGCCGCGCAGAGGAGCTACTTCGAGCAGGCGGCTACGACCTACCAGCACGATCTGTCGGGAGATACCGCCGTCCAGGCCTACCTGGCGAAGAGGGCGCTGGGGCCAAGCGCACTCGCTACGTTCCGCCTGGGCGTCGTGAGGCGCCCGCTGGTCGGACATGAGCAGTACCAGGGCCGCCTGGCCATCCCGTACCTGACCCCCGCAGGGGTCGTGAACCTGCGGTTCAGGTGCCTCCAGCCGCACGACTGCCACGATCAGGGCTGTCCCAAGTACCTGTCCGTGGATGGGGCGGGGACGAACCTCTACAACGTCCTGGACCTGAAGAAGGACTCGCCCTTCATCGTGGTCTGTGAGGGCGAGATCGACACCATGTCCTGGTCCTTGGCCGGCGTCCCGGCCGTGGGGGTCCCCGGCGTGGACGCCTGGCAGAAGTGGTTCGGGCGCTGCCTGGAGAGCTATGAGGTCGTCTACAGCGCCGGAGACGGCGACAAGGCCGGGTCCAAGTTCAACAACCTCATGGCCCGCGAAGTGCGGGCCCGGCCCCTGCGCATCCCTCGGGGTGCGGACAGCAACACTTTGTATGCACAAGGAGGGGCTGATGCCCTGCGACGACTGCTCCAGGACTGAGTCCTGTCCGCCCTGCCCATTCGAAGCCCCCGAGGAACCCCCCATGACGCCCGAGGAGGAAGAGGAGGGGCCGCCGGACTGGCGCTGCATGCACGAGGGCGGCTGCCGTCATCTCCTGACGAAGGACTGCCGTCACGGATGCCGTGACGCGGCCGACGAGCTGACGCGCCTGGGCCAGGAGATGGAAGCACCCCCGCCCCAGCCCGAGCGACGGCCACCGTACGCCGTCGCCTACTCCGTCCAGGGCCACCTCTACGAGGTGGCCCTTCCTGGTGACGCCTCCGCGCAGGCCATCGACGGAGCCCTTGTCATCCGCCATCACCTGGGCCCCGTCGCCGGGATCGTCCACGTGTTGCCCATCATTAGTGAAGGAGGCGCCGATGGCGCTGAAGCTGACCAGTAAGAATCCCGTCCGCTTCAGCTGGGCGGACGACTCGATGGAGGCCCTGTTCGTCCTCAAGCCCACCGACTCCGAAGAGGAGTTGGTGGAGAAGATGCAGCGCATCATCAACTTCGTCACCGAGCGGCGCCGGCCGGAGCTGCCGGAGCGCACGCCGGGCCTGGCGCTGGAGATGGCGCAGATGACCCACCCGGCGCCGGTCGGCAACGGCTGGGCCGTTCAGCCCGAGATCCCCGCCCGCCTCCAGAACGAGGTAGAGATGATCCCGCCGGAGGAGCGCGATGCCTGAGCCGTATCAGCTGCCTGAACTGAAGGCTCAGGCAGGCTTCCGCTTGAACGAGGAGAGCAGGAAGGATCTCCGGATCCTCCTTGCGGACCGCCAGGAGACGAACGTCTCCAAGCTCCTGAAGGAGCTGGTGGCGGAGGCTGCCGCCCCCGTCCGCGCCCGCTGGGAAGAGCGCTTCGCCGCACCGGGAGACGAGTCGTAGCATGCGGAGGCCGCTCCGGCCTCTGGGCTCGTCACCCGGAACCTCTCCTCGGGGCAGCGCGGGTGCGCAGCGCCGGGTCAACTGCCTCTGATCCGCGAAACGTGGTCCACCCCAAGGGAAAGCCCCCGCCAGCTTCGGCTGACGGGGGCTTCCTTGTGCCCGCAAGGGACCAAGCGGGCACCTGCCATACACGACAGTACCGGGGGCCTATGACAATCGCATCAGCGTGTGTTCGGGTCTTCACGGCCAGTCAACGCTTTCGACACACCTTCCGCCACTGCGGCATTGATCCGCTCCGTCAGAACCCCGTTTGTCTGGTGAGTGATTTGGGCCAGCGCCTCGTCCTGCCTGTCCGAACGCCGGCTGACCTCACCGACCACGAACACGGCCGCCAGGATTGGCGTTACGACCGAAACGAAGACCGTGACGTCCTTGTCCTTCAAGGTCAGGACGACGAAGCCGCCCAGGATCAGGGCCAGAACGCCAAATTGGAACAGCTTGTTGGTCATGCGTCCTCCCTTAGGGACGGGTGCTTCAGTCTGTCCAGGGCCTCCGCCGTGACCCTGTCGAGGACTCCCGAGACGGGGAGCTTGAAGAGGTGCTGTACGCCGCGCAGAGAGGCCTTCGTGGCCTCGTCCATGTCTCCGGTGACGTCGAGCCCCAGCGCCCGCTGTGCGGTGCGTACGGCCTCCCTCTCGCCCTCGTTGGCGGGGGCGATGATGACGCGGTCAGGGGGCCACATCAGTGGCCTCCGCAGGGCCAGTGCCAAGAGCCTTGGGCCTTCGTGCCCTCGATGTGTGGCACGTCCCGAACCGGGCGCCAGGACGTTTCGCCGGGGGCCACGCAGGAGAGCCAGACCGAATACAGCTCATCCTTGGTGACGACCGCAGCCCAGCACTCTTCGCCGGTCCAGAAATGGACCCAGTCGCCCACGTCGGGGTCCCGGTCCTCCTTGTCCGTGCGCCGCGCACGGACGTAGTTCAGGAACGGCGCCGGGTCGTAGGCGTCCTGCTCGTCGGGCTTGATCAGCTCATAGTCCACGTCACATCACCACGTCTGCGATGGTTCGGAGTTCCACCCACAGCACCCCGCCGTAGATGGACCGGTTGGCGGCCGGCTGGGCCGCCTGCTCGAAGCGGTAGTCGTCGATGACGACCAGATCACTGGTCCCGTTCTTGAGGTCTTGCCAGGCAACGGCATCGCCGCGGGCGAAGATCTGCTCGAACGCCGCCAGGCGGGCGAGGGTACGTCCTTCGTAGCCCACCATCTGGCCCGAGCGAGTTGACTCCCTGTCCCAGCAGGCCAGCGGAATCGTGATGACCCTCTGGCGCACGGCGCCCGGCATGGCCTTGAGCTGCCAGCCCTCCACCTCGCCGCCCTTGGTGGTGTCGGTGCCCGAGCGGGTGAGCGTGAGCTTCAGCCGCACCCACTCCGCGGCGCTGGTCGGGGCAGGCAAGACGACGTTCTCCAGGGTCTGCGAGCCGCCTTGGGCGACCGTGAGCACGGATGTGTCCCCGCCGCCCGGGTCCAGGATGGAGACGCCCACAGAGCCCCACAGGGGGCTGGGTGTCCGCACCGTCACGAACTTGAAGATCTTCGGCTCCAGGGTGTTGTACCGGACCCGGCCCGTGGTCAGCGTCCCGGACGCCTCCAGTGTCGAGGCGGACTCCAGATAGGCGCCCTGGCCGACGACGGCGAGGACCATACGGTCCGAGCTGCCGAAGACGGTCACGGAGGACACCTCGCCCGTCACCTTCGCCTGTAGGTCCGTGGCGTAGGCGAAGCGCACGCTCGGGCTGACGTCTCCGCTCTGGAGCGGCTGGCCCAGGTCCACCCGGTACAGGCCGGACTGGCCGTTGATGGCGTTCGTCGCCGCGACGAAGAAGAAGCGGTCATAGGCCGCTATGGCCTTCACTCCGGAGGAGTTGGTGAAGAGCAGCGGCCCGTACTGTATATCGCCCTGGTCGTCGATCTGGCCGACGCGGAAGCCGCGGTTGGTGCCGATGCCGACGAAGCTGCCGAGGTACGTCGTGATGGCGTGGACGATCTCCCCGCGCGGCAGCTGGGCCGCCAGGACGCCGCCCGAGGACAGCACCGGCACGGCGCCGGTGGTGTCGAGGCCGAACTTCAAGATCTCGCCCTGGGAGCCGGCGTAGCCGGAGGCGTAGATGGCGTTGGTGCCCTCAGCGAAGTCGGTGAAGACGAAGGCGCTGTTCAGGTGCGTGAAGCGCAGGTTCTTGGCGGGGGTGTTGTCGCACTCGTAGACCTTGTTGTCCAGGGCCAGCATCAGGCGGCCCTTGACCCAGCGGCACACCACGGCCGTGGTGCCGGTGGTGACGAACGAGGCCCCGGCGCCGTTCCCGGCGCCCTTGTACACGGCCACGTTGTCTGCGGCGAAGTAGTTCGTGCCGTCGCTGGTCAGGGAGCGGATGGTGTTCGCTCCGCCCCACGTGATCGTGGTGGTGGCAGAGCCGGTATCAGACTTCAGCGCTGTGCCTACGGCGCTCCAGAAGCGATCCGTGCCGTTGTTCCAGCCCACCACGTGGTGGGCGTTGGCGGTGCCGTCACCGATCCGTAGCGAGGTCTCCCGCAGGAGTGACAGCTTTCCGTTCACCCACGGGTTCACGCCGACACTTTCGCCGTAGCGGATGGCGTACTGGTTGTCAGTAGAGGGGTCCTGGTAGAGGACGCCGGCCCCGCCAATCCACGACGACTGAGAGCGCAGCCACCAGGAGGCCAAGGACTGCTCGCCGGGGATCTGCTGGTTGTCGAACTGCTCCTTCTTGATGGGCGCGCCGCTGCGGGTCATCTTGCGTTCGTCGCTGATGGCGGAGAGCCAGGGCATGCCGCCCAGGGCGAACTGGTACTGCACGCCCTCCAGGGCGAACGAGGATGCCGCCGCTGTTGTACGTCCCGACAGGGGGAACGGGATCCGGTCAACGATGCCAGCCATGGGTGCCCCTTTAGGCCGACTCGTACTGTCCGACGACGGTGAACCTCATGCCGCTGGTCCACGTGAACGGGGTCACGGCGTCCGCGATTCCTCCGGCTGTGGAGCCGCCGTCGACACGTGCGGAGTCGACATACAGCAGCACCTTCGATGCGTCGGAGGCCCAGGTCTGGGCCGATCCGCTGGTGGCGCGGACGGTGCTGCCCGGCTCCAGGCTTGCTGCGCCCACGGGGATGCCGGCCGCCGCGGGAGTGACCGGCAACGTAAAGGTCCAGTTGTCGGCGCTGCCGCCGCCACCGAAGTTGGTGGTGGTGCCGAAGGTGATGTTCATGAAGAACATGACCGTTTTGCCGTGCTGGGTGTACTTGCAATCCACGACGGCATTGCCATAGGTGGGAACGCCGGCGCCTGTGGTGGTGCCCCATGTGGGTGTCCACGACACCCAGACCCCGGCCGGCCAGTTGGCGGCCTCGAAGGCGTCGTCCGTTTTCAGCACGTTGGCTGCGGACCGGTACAGATTGGTGTCGACGGTGGCGGCCCCTGAGCCCCACCAGTGCCGACCATCGGCCTGGACGAAGTGCCGGGCGAAGGAGTCGCCCGCCTGCCGGGATTCCCACTGCGAATCCGTGGAGATGGTCCTGGTGCCGCGGAAGAGGTTGCTGTGAGCCACCTCGCCCGTGATGGTCACCGCGGTGACCGAGCCGGTGAAGGTCGTGTTCGCGGAGAAGGTGGGGTTCCCGGACAGGGTGGGGTTCCCGGTGAAGGTCCCGGTCAAGGTGCCCCCGGCGGACATGGTGACGGCGCCGGAATAGGTGTGGGCACCGGCGAAGGTGCCGCTCAGGGTGGCGCCGTTGATGGTCGGGCTCGTCAGCGTCTTGTTCGTCAGGGTCTGCGTGGACGTGGCGCCCACCAGGGCGCCCGTCACTCCGTGCACATCCGACGTCGCGGCCTCGTGCGTGCGGAAGTCCGTCAGGTCCTGGGCGTTGACGACGTGACGTATGACGGCGCCGATGGAGTGCGATTGAGCAGACGTTCCGGAGAAGCCCCGGGTGACCGTGAGTGTGGTCCCGGCCACACCGGTGACCACCACCAGCTCCTCCGTGGCCGCGCCGTAGTCGACCGCCAGCACGTAGGGAGTGGTGGACGGGAAGCCCGTGGTGGCGCCGACCGTCAGCGAGGTGGCACCGCCCGTGATGTTGCCGCCCAGGGTCGTCTGGACGGCCGTGTTGCTGTAGTTGTACGCGTTAGGCACGTCAGCTCCCCTGGAAGTACGCGTAGTTGGGGACCTCTTGGCGCTGGAGCGCCTTCTCCTGCTCCAGGCGCTCCGCGTACAGCGAGGCGAAGAGCTGGGCGGCCTTGGTGGCCGACGTGGGCGGCACGAGCGGTGCCCGCTCCGTCGTCTCCACCGACTGGAGCTGGAGGCGTGCGGCCTCCAGGCTGGGAAGGAGGCGCTTACAGGCGCCGTAGACCACCAGGTCCGTGTACCGCTCCGGGTAGCCGGTCACGGTGAAATCCTGACTGCCGCTGGTCAGCTCGGTCGGCAGCTTGGTGTACACGATCTTCATGGCCTGGCCGGCGGTGACGTAGTCGAAGAGCTGGATCGACTTGCCGGAGGCGAAGTTGGCCGTCCTGGCCTTGGGGTTGTACCGCCAGTTCGGCAGCGGCTGCGCAACCTTCGAGGGGCCGATCAGCTGGCCGACGACGTACCAGACGTCATCGACTTCCGCCGGAAGCTCGTACTCGATGACGGGGGCCAGCTTGGTGATCTCGGTGGAGCCGAAGACCACCAGGTCCGGGTGCAGGCCCCGGATCGTCTCGTTGATGGCCTTCTTGATCCGCGCCTTCGGGAAGGCGGGATTGGCAGTGACCAGAGCGTTCACGGCATGGCTCGCGGCCGTGGTGCCCTCATACCCGCGCCCGTTGGCCAGGCCCATGACCGAGACGACGCCGGACAGGGCGTCGTACGTCTTGACCAGGATCAGCTCATCGTCGATTTCGGCAAGCCCGCGGGACAGGTTGTCAACCGTGTCGGTGTCAACGGTGAACGTGGTGTCCGCCGCGGTCATGGGCGCGGCCAGCTCCGAGACGGACTCCTGATTCAGGGAGTAGCCCAGGAGCTGCTGGCGCACCTCACGGACGAGCTGATCCAGGGTCGTCATGTCACACCGCCTCAGCCCCGGCGGGCATCGGTGCGGCTGCCGAGAAGTCCCGCCCGTAGGCCGCTCCGGCCGCCTCCGAGGCCTTCAGCGCGGCCACGATCTGATGCGTCTTGGTCCCGTCCGGCTGCACGCCCTGGGCCCGCGCAGAGCGGTAGAGGGACAGCTCCTGATCCCACTGCTTCTGCTCGGTGGCGTCGCCGCCGCCGATGCCGCAGTACGCCACCCGCAGGCGTGCGGCTCTGGCGCACTCGCCCCACGTGGCGTGATCCTTCGTCTTGCACCCTGTCCGGCACATCAGTGACGCCCCGGCTCCTGCATGCCCTCCGTGCGTACGGCAAGGCCCTGCGTGGTGCGGTCGAGAATCGGCTTCTCGTCCTGGTTGGTGATGGTGCTGTCGCCACCCGGGCCCTTCGGGCAGCACTTTTCGTCGGCCATGGGGGTCTCCTACGCGGGTTCGAACGCGACCCAGGCCACGGTGGATGTGTCCGTGGCGCTGGAGCTGGTGATGGTGAAGCTGGTTGCCGCCGTGCGGGCGGAGACCCGCAGCCAGCCCGGCGTACCGCCGTCAGCCTGCGAGGTCAGGTGGATTCGGCTGGTGGCCGTGATGGAGGTGTTGGCCACGGTGGCCGTACCGGCCACGAGCGTGACCACGCCCTGGCGGGCGTTGGAGCCTTCCGCGATGGCGATGCCGCCGCCGGCGGATCCCAGGCGGAGGGTGTTGGCGGCATTGCCGAAGACGGAGAACTGTCCTCCGGACTGGCCGGAGCCCATGGCGAAGAAGCCCGCAGTTGACAGGGCGTTGACGCCCGAGCGGTTCAGCGTGCTGTCTGTGGCTCCAGTGCCGGACCCGAACTTCAGGTCTCCGTTCGCCGCCACCTCCACCAGGGCACCGGTGCCGCCGTTGCGCAGGTGGAGCAGGGGGCCTGTCGTGCCGCCGGTGGTGGAGGTCACGAAGATGCCCTGGGCTGCCGTGCCGGTGCCCATGAGGTCGATCGATAGAGCGGAGGCGTTCGCGTCCGCACCCACGCCACCGGTGTTGGTGTGGGACACCTTCACCGTTCCCCGGCCGCTCTCTACGCCGGACACGCCCAGGGCGCTGTGGCTCGTGTTGCTGGAGGCGATGTTCACCGCGCTGGAGCTGGCACCGGTGCCCTGGTGGTTCACGGAAATGGCGTGGGAGGTGCCCACATACTCCGCGTAGATGGCGGCCTGGTTGAAGGTGGCGTTGTTCGCCCTGGCCACGATCAGGTGCCCGGACGGCGTGGCCTGCGTCGAGTAGACGACCAGGCCCGCACCCGTGCTGGACGTGTTGGTGATGTTCAGAGCCCCGCCGACACTGGAGGACGCCGACGCGTTGGCCGTGGGGGTGATGCGCAGCTGTGCGGCGGAGGCGCGGACCAGTGAGACGTCCGCGACGGCTGCACCGGTGCTCCACTCCAGGCCTCCGTCCGCGCGGGCGCGGATCCGGTCCTGGGTGTCGCCGGATACTCGGGTGGCAAGAGCGGTGTCGCTGGCGCTGGCGGTCGTGGCGGTCACGCTGTTCGTGGCGCTGACGGTGCCGCTGACGGACAGCGGGCCAGCGACAGTGCCGCCGCTCAGCGGCAGCCTGTTGTTGACCTGGCTCTGTAGGTCATCGAGGGCGTCATTGAGGATCTGGCCCCACTGGTCCTTGTCCCCGCCGATGTCTGGCTTGGTGACCATCTATCCTCCGTACGGTCCCTCGCCGTAGTCCCCCGCCCCGTAGGTGCTGTGGGGCAGGGAGAAGTTGCCAGCGGTCACCCCGACCCCGGCCGCGATCAGCGCGGCTTTTGTGGCGTCGGTGACCTCGTATTCGTGGCCGCCCATGTAGAAGAAGAAGGCGTCTGCGATCTCGTCCTGAGTCGGGAACCGCAAGGCGCGGTAAGTGCCCTGCGGCAGCTCCTGGATCGAGATGCCGCGGGCCAACTTGACCCGCAAGAACAGGCGGTCCTCCCAGGACGCCGGCCCCTCGTCCACGGACGGGGGCCGGAACGTCCAGGTGGCCATCAGCTGGAGTTGATCGAGGAGGACGTCTCGGCGCGGATCAGCGCCTCGTTCCGGTAGATCTTCCAGCCCGCCACGCCGTACCAGCCCAGAGGCCGGAAGCGCGCCAGCTTGTCCACGATCGGGCCAGCCACGATGTGGAACTCGTCCGCGACGGCCTCAGCCAGGGCCTGCTGACCTGCGTAGTACGTGCGGAAGCGACGCACCGTGTTGTCGCCGGTACCGGCGTCCACGGCGTTGTAGCAGCGGGGCGACTCGATGTAGAACGCGCCCTCGTAGGCGCCGATCTCACCGGCCCAGATGTTCCCGGCCGCGGAGTAGTTGTGTGGGTCGCGCCACGCGGCAGCGCCGGTCTCCGCGCGGAGGTCGTGGGAGACCTCCGGGTGGATCGCAGCCCAGTACATGGAGCCCTTGCGGGGAACCGCCTTGTTGGCGCGGAGCTTGGCCGTGGCCAGGCGGGCGATGGCGGAGTTGAAGGTGTCGGTTGCCGTCATGGTGGTGCCCACCGGGGTGGACACGGTGCCGTTGGTGACGTAGCTGACCGTGCCCGCCTTGCGCTGGATCACGTTCGTGCCCGAGCGAAGCTCGGTCTGGACGATCGTGTCGACCGAGTCCGCGGCGTTGAATGCCACGATGTTGGCGATGGCCGGGTCCACGTCCGTCAGCGAGTACAGGAAGAGCTTCCGGGTGCGGAGCACCGGGTTGCCGTACTCGTTCAGCGTGATCGTGACCGTGGTCGGGTTGCCGATGGCCACGGAGTCCGGGTCGGTGGTCTCCGTCAGGGCCGTGGTCGCCACGGCCAGATCCTGGTAGCGCTCCAGGACGATGGAGCCGCCGGGGGCGGTCGTCTCTGCTGGCCTCTTGTCGGCGACGGCACGGAACATGGGCTGCGAGCGAAGGGCGAATTCAAAGCGCTTGTCGTAGGCGGTCTGGACCGCGTTGGACATCGCTGAAGTATCTGTATAGGCGTTAGCCATGGGGACCTCTCACCCCTTCCGGGGTGCCGCAGGGACGGGGAGAGGTCAGGCGGTGCTCACTGCCAGTCGTAGGGACTGCCGTGGCTCTTCATCAGCTGCTCGAACTGCTCGGGCGTTTCGCACGCCTTGATGGCGGCGGCCAGCTCTGCATCCGAACCCTGCGGAGGGGCGACGCCCTGCGTGCCCTGCTCCTGCATGCGCTGCATCTGCGCCTGACCGTCAGCCGGGACGGTCGAGGCTGGCGGCCCAGAGGGGGCCTGCTCTCCTGGCTGCTGCTCGCCCTCGGGGGCAAGGCGGGCCAGGGCGCCACCGTTGGTGGTCAGCCACGTGTCCAGCTGATCGGGCTCACCCGTGAACAGGCTGGCGGCCTGCGGGGCGTAGCCCTTCGCCTTGAGCGCATCCGCTACGGCTGCGGTCTTCTGGTCGGCCTTCAGGCGGTCGTTCTCTTCCTGAAGCGCCTTCACCTGTCCCGAGAGCTTTGCCAGTCCCTCGCGGAACCACTTGGGCCCCTGTTGGTTCTGGTCGTTCGCCTCGCCCAGGTCCGACATGTCATCGGATTCGAAGCCACCGAAGCTGTACTCGCTCACTGCGCACTCCCGTTATCCGTCGCGGCCGGCTACGCCCCCGGGGGGAGGGCTTCGCGCTCCGCTACCGGCCTTGTCATCGGACGGGGCCGGTCGGTCCGTCAGTGAACGACTGTAAACCCAACTGGTCAAAATTGACTAGCTGGGCCTAGGTCTGCGAGAAGCCGGCATTCAGGCCCTGGATCGTGGCCCCGCGGCCACCCGCGAACAGGGCCCGCTCCTGGGACTTGAGGCGCTTACCCTTCTCGGCCGCAGACTCGCCCTTGACGGTGCTGGAGGCGCCGGGCGTGAACAGCTCCTGTTCCGCCTCGCGCTGGCTCCAGCTGGAGCCGTAGCGGCCCGCGATGCCCAGCATGGACTCAAAGCCCTCTGCGATCTGCGCGTACGCCTGCTCTGCCTGGTCGGCCGTGATGCCCAGCGTCGCGTAGCCCTCCAGGTCCAGGACGTTGGCCGCAAAGCCGCGCCGGATGGCGGCGGCGCCGATGGCGCCTGCGGCGGCCTGCTTCTTCAGGATCGGTTCCGCCCGCTTGCGGTCCAGGAAGTACGCCGTCAAGTCGGCCTCGTTGATGCCGTACATCTGGAACAGGGCGTTTTTGTAGGCCGGGTTGGCCTGGCCGGTGGCGGCAACGGCCAGGTCTACGCGGGACTTGATCTCCGTTGGTGAGACGTCGTCGGCGATCCACCGAGTGAAGTCCGCGGGGTTGTCGTAGAAGCCCTTCGGCAGCCCGGCGGAGCTGAGGATCTGCCGGTACGCGGCCTCGGTCGCCAGGTAGTCAGCCGGGTTCAGCACGGCCAGGCCGGCCTTGGCCCTGGCCTCGTTCCCGGCGAAACGGGTCTTGTACTCCTTGGTGTCCTGAAGAAGCAGTGCGATCGTGTCGGCGCCGTAGCCCTGCTTGACGTAGTCGTAGATCTTCCCCGCCAGTGAGCCCAGCCCGTACGTGTTGAACAGGGACTTGAGCGCCAGGTATGCGTCCCGGTTCTCCCCCTTGAGAAGCTTGTCGTACTCGCCGGACAGCTCGTAGACCTTGTTCTGGAGCTTCGGCTGGGACTCGACAGCCTTCTTGTTGGCATCGGTCAGCTTCTTGACCTGACCCCGCTGAATGGCCAGGTTCGCCAGGAGCGCCTTGCGCTCCTTCGGGGTCACCCCCTTTTCGTGAAGCCGCCGCTCCAGCGCGCGGACCTTCTTCTGGGCCGCCCCGAGCTTGCCCTTGTTCAGGGCTGGGATCTTCTTCGCGTTCGCCAGGTCCTGGCGGGCCTTGGACAGGGCCGCCTGGTCGATCTGGTCCGGCTCCGGAAGGTCCAGCTCATCCTGGAACTCATCGGGAACGTTCTGCTCAACCGGTGTCGTCATGTCAGTACGCCAATCCGAAGTCCTTCGCCACCTGGCGAGCCACGGTCATCATCGACTCCCGCGCGTTGTTGGTCTTGCGCCAGCGCGGATCGTTCCTCACCTGGTTCTCGAACTCCCACAGGGGGAAGTTCGCGCCAGCCTTGCTGCCGTTCATCGCGCTGTAGACGTGCTTGTCGAACAGGTCCACGTCCGTCTCCGGCAGCTCCAGGAGCTGCGAGACGGTCTTGATGTACGGGGCGGCCAGGTCCAGGGCGTTCTGGCCCGCCAGGATCTGCTCCTTGAAGGCGCTAAAGCGGGCCGCGGCACTCTTGCGGATCTGCGCCTCCAGGTTCTCGACCGTGGTCTTCCCCGAGGCAATCGCCGTGGCGTTCTTCCTGTACCAGTCGGTGGAGTACCGCATGCCGTTCAGGTAGGCCACCGTATGCATCTTGTCGAAGGCCTCGCCGGCCTCGCCCCACATGATCCCGTCGTGGACCGTGGTAAGAGCGCCCATCCAGTCCTTGACCCGCGCATCCGACCAGCCCAGGGCCAGGCTGTTGTAGATGGCGGACTTCAGCAGCTTCGAGGACTTGCCGCCCTTGATCTGGTTGCCCAGGCCGACCTGGACGGCCAGGGCGTTGATCTTGTACTGGGCGTTCTTCCAGTTCTGCTTGAAGGTCGCCGGGTCGGTGAATTTGGTGGTGATGTACTTCCGCAGCGTCGAGGACTGCGTCTTCCACCACTTCGAGTTCTTCAGCGCAGCCTGGAACTTGGCAGCAGACCAGCTGCCCGAGACGGCCTTGTTGAACAGACTCTTCAACTCCTTGGAGGAGTTGATCAAGGAGGCTGACAGGCCGTACTGCTCCATCAGCTCGTCTTCGTCCAGTGCCACCTTGACCGGTCCTCCGCCCGTGTATCCGCCCCCACCGCTGCTGTATGGGGTGCTCTGGCCCGAGTACTCGGAGGCGTGGCCCATGACCGAGCTGACGTACTTGTAGACCGGGGGGTTGCCGTAGGTCTTGGACGGGTCGGGCTGGCCCGAGTACCACATAGCAGCGGCACCCTGGGCGCCGTACTTGTTGTAGTAACCCTGAAGCACGCCACGGGCCACGGCCTCCTGGGCCTGCGGGCTGTTCAAGAACTGCTGCGGCGTAAGGGCCGTTCCCCAGTACTTCTTCGTCCACGGCCCGACGTTGGGCGCCAGCACCTGATACTTGCCGTAGGCGTGGCCGTACTTGGTCATGGGGCCCACGGCCTTGTAGTTGCCTCCGGATTCCTGAGTGGCGATGGCCCAGTAGAACGCCTCGAAGCTCACCGCCATGTCAGAACCCCAAGCCCATGTCAGACAAGACCTGTCGGCCGATGTTCAACGCCTTGTCGGCCACCCCGGGCTGGCGCCTCCAGGCCGGGTCGTTGCGCACCTGCTGCGTAAAGGCGCTCAGGTCCATGGCCTGCGGTTCTCCCTTGGAGTTGGCCCTGTTCAACGCCTGTCTGACACGCGGCGTGAACGCGTTGACGTCCGTCACCGGGACGCCCAGTTCCTGCGCCACGATCTGGACGTAGGGCTGTGCCAGCTCCTGAATGTCTGCCCCCGCCTTGATCTGCTCCGCGAACGCCGGGTACAGCCCGGCGGACTGCTCGCGCATGGACGCCTGAATCTGTTCCATCGTCGTCAGTCCGCGCACGAGGTACTGCGCGTTGTTCAACACGCTCTGCTCGGTCACGGAGACGCCGTTCTTGTACGCCTCTTCCTTGATGGCCTTGGCTGCCGCGCCGGCCATGCCGCCCAGGACGTGCTTGTCCGTGAAGTCGACGTACTGACCCAGGAAGTTCTGGACCTGAGCTTCCTGCCAGCCGAAGTGGACCATGTTCTTCGCCAGCTTCTCGACGTTCTTGTCCGAGAGGATCGCCCCGGCCTTCACGGCCATCTGCCGGGCCGCCACGCGGGCGGCCTCCATCTGCGCCTTGTAGGTGGCGGGGTCCGTCTTGGCGAGCACCTGCGCCTGGCGCATGGTCTCTGAGTTGGTCTTCCACCACTTGCTGTTCTTGACGCTGGCCTGGAACTTCTCAGCCGACCACTGGCCTTCCACAGCGCTGTTCAACAACTTCCACAGCTCGGGCTGGGACCTGAAAAAGCCATACGACATGCCGTAGGTCTCCGCCAGCTCGTGGGCATCGAGCCGCGGGGCAACCTCTTCGGCGTAGCCCCCGCCGGACGCGGAGGAGGCGGAGACGCCGGAGATCCGGCGCCCGCCCATCCACCGGTCCATGTAGTAGCCATCCGCCAGGGACGAGATCTTGACGCCCTGCCCCGGCCGGGGGGCGTGGATGAACTTGCCCCCACCGATGTAGATCCCCACGTGGTCCGGACCGCTCTTCTTCCGGTCGGTGTCAAAGAAGACCAGATCCCCGGGGCGGAGCTTGTTCGGGGAGACCGAGGCACCCACGTTGATCTGGTTGTACGTGGTGCGTGGCAGCTCGATGCCGTACTTCGCATACGTCCACACGACCAAGCCCGAGCAATCGAAGCCCGACATGGATTCGCCGCCCCAGACGTACTGAACGCCCAAGGCCTGGCGGGCCGTGTTGACGATGTCCTCGCCCTGTGCCATGGCCTACTCCGGTGCCCCGTAGATCAAGCCCTCGAAGGCGTTCTGGTACGTCGTCACGGCCTGCGTGACTCCGTACTCCTTCTTCTTCTTGATCTGCTGCTCGCCGATGTAGGCCTTGCCTTCGGCGCTCACGCCGCCGCTCTGTGTGGTGGCAGAGCTGAGCTGCTGGCCGGTCTCCATGTCGTACTGCGTGGTCGTCGTGGAGACCACGGGGTTGTTCTGCTCCGCCATGTGCAGTGCGTCAGCGAAGGCCTTCAGCTCCCCGGCGCCGGGGTCGCGGCCCATCATGTCCTGGAACAGGCGGGTGGCCACCGAGCGGGCGGTGTCCGGGTCGGTGAGGTCAACCCGGGTGTCCGTCATCTGGGCCCGGCCGCCGCCCAGGTAGGTGCCGGGGCCGACGTACCGGCTCTCGCCGGTCTGCGTGTTGAACTCGAACGCCCCGCGCTGGACCCAGGCATTCGCTCCGCCGCTGGCCTTCACGTACGACGCCATGAGGTCAACCGGGCTGACCTTCTTACCGGCCTTGCCGTACTTGGCGGCCTCCTTGACGAACTTTTCCCAGATCTTGCCCCCCTCTAGGGGGCCGTCCCCGATGTCCAGCAGGCCGGCCAGGATGGCCTGATCCACGAAGCTCTTCTGCTGCTTCATGGACCACGTGTAGTACTCGTTGATCGCCTCGTCCGTGGACATCCACTTGGAGCGATCACCCGGCTCACCTTGCATGTTCTTCCACGCCTGGTTGCTGGAGCCCTTCGGGCGAGTGGGCGACCACTCGCCCATGTAGACGCGGCCCCCGCCTCCGGCGGTGCCGCTGTTGGCGGCTATCCCCTGAAGGATCGCCATTATGTCGTCGTCGGTCTTGCCGCTTGCTGCGATGGCCATTACGGCGCCTCCTCCAGCTCCAGATCAACCCCCATGTCGCGGGACAGGTACCGGAAGTACAGGTCTCCGAAGCTGGTGTTCGACTCCACCAGTCCATCCACGATCCGGCGCCACGCCAAGGCCAGGTCCGAGTTCGACTTTGCCGACAGAGCGGCGGAGCCGCCCGCCTGGTCCCGCTGCGCCAGGGCGGCCTTCACGGCCCGGCGGTAGCTCAGGTACTCCTGAAGGCGCAACAGGTCGGTGCGGTTCTTCCGCTTGGCCAGGTCGCTGTTCGCCACGGCCGTGAGGCCGGGTATCAGCCGCTCGTACCGCATGGGGTCGATGGCGTAGAAGTCCTGCGACCACTGTTCGTTGTAATACGGGTTCTCCGTCACGCCGTCCGGGAGGGTGGGCGCGCCCAACAGCTTGGCAATGCTGGACCGCATGGCCTTGAACTGTTCGGCGCCCTCGTCTTCGAAGGAGTCGAACCCGGCGCTGTGGAGCTGTGCGGTCACCGCGTTGTTCAGCTGCGTGAAGCGCGCCCAGCCCAGCCGGCGCTGGTTCTCTGCCATGGCCTCGTCCGCGGACAGCTTGGTCCGCTGGGCTTCGGCGCCGCCGGGGGTCAGGGGAGTGGTGAGCTGGTAGGCGTACGCCTCGGGCGAGAACGGGCCGTCCCCTTCGGGTCCAATGATCAGTGCGGCCAGCTCCGGGTTTTCGGCGATGACGTCCGCGTACTTCTTCTGAAGCTCAACAGCTTTCATCGTGGCGGGGATGCCGCCCTCGTTCTCGCTGGTCGCCTGCGCGAAGACGAAGTAGCTCTCGCCGAAGCGCTCCAAGAACTTCTCGTCCGCGGTCATCGCGTCCATGCGGCGCAGCGCGTTGTACTGGTCGCGGAAGAACTGGTACTTGTCCGCCTTCTGCGTCGCGAAGGGCTGTGTGAAGGCCGTGGCCGCGGAGAACAGCCAGTAGTTCCGTGTCTGGTCGGCGATCTCCTTCGCCGATGGCATGGGCTTGCCCAGGTTGGCGTGCTCATAGGCCGCACGCTGCATGATCTGCAACTTGATCCGCTGGTACCGCTCGTCACTGGTGTCGAACGCGCTCAGGAAGTTCCTTGCGTACAGCGGCAGGCCCTGCTGCACCACCGTGTCCCCGATGCCGCCGGGCGTGGGTCCGTACGGCAGGACACCTAGATGCCGCAGCAACTCCGCCTGCTTGGGCTTGTCCCGCACCAGCAGGGAGGCCGGGATGGAGACGACCGGGCCCGTGCCCGGGTTGAACCAGGGATCCCCCTGAGTGATCAGGAAGGCGCTGTCCTGAGAGATCTTCCAGTTCTTCATCCGGTTGTCGACGCTGTCCAGACCCAGTGCCTTGCCGACGTCCGAGCCCACCAGGAACTTCGGCACACGGGCAATGATCAGGCGCTCGCTCTTCGGAACGAACTTCTGTGTGAGCTTGCCCGTCTTCTCGTCAATTACCGAAACGGTACCGTCTCGCTGAATCTTGTTGCCGTCACGGTCCTGCGCCCAGCCCCAGCTGATCGGGGCGTTGAAGAACATCGAGGCGTAGCCGACCGTCTGCGGCCGGTCAGCGATGATCCGCGCCCAGCGCTGCCATGCCTCCGTGGTAGCCGCGAAGAACGGCGACATGAACCGCAGCATGTGCCCGGCATCCGAGCGGTGAGCGATGTCAAAGACCAGCTTGCGCGTGTCCTTGAGCGCCAGGCGGCGGGCCGTCTCCGCGATGCGGTCAGCGTCCGCCTGCGTGACCTTGGCGCCCTGCTTGATCTCCTGGCCCACCAAGTTCCGGGCGTGGCCCTCATAGAGCTGATTGAACAGCGGGTGCCGCGCCATACGGTCAGCTGGCATCGAGGCGGCCCACTTGTACCACCAGTCAATGACGTGGTCCATCGAGCGGGAGACCGCGTTCGATCCGGCCAGGGCCTCCCCAAGCTGGGAGCTGTGCACGTACTGCGGGTACTGCTTGGTCTTGGCAAGCTCGGTCAGATAGTCGATGTCCGCCTCGCCCTTCAGGGCGGCCTCGCGGACGCCGGAGGCGGCAGGCATGTACTCGTCCACCTCATGCCAGACGGCTGCGGCAATCCGGTCCGGCGTGGAGTACTTGATCCCCAGCCGCTTGCGGTACGCCCGGCCGGCCGGCGTCTTCGTCAGCCATGCGGCCATCTGCTCGATGGAGGCGCCGCGGACGGCCTGAAGGGCCAGCTCGTCTTGCATGATCTGGTGGTTGATGGCCTTGTGCCAGGCCTCAACGAACGTCTTCTCGGTCCCGGGGTAGGAGATCGGAGCGGCGGCCTTGGTGCTGCCCGAACGCTGGAGGTTGGAGTGAATCAGCTGCTTGTTGCGCGCCAGCAGGGTGCGCAAGGAGTCGTCTGAGCTGATCAGCTTCATGTAGTACTCGCCCTGCTCGCCCGCCAGGGCGGGCGGCAGCTCGATGCCGCCCACGTTCACCGGCCGGTGCAGCTGCGAGGACTGGCGGAAGCCCTTGAGCTTCACGGCCTTGGCCGCCTCCGCTGCGGTGACCTGCATCTCCCGGCCCGCAAGGAGTTCGTCCATCTGTTCCGTCAGCGCCGCCAGGCGCTCACGCCTGGCGGGGGAGTGCGTGCCCATCCGCTTCTGGGCATCCCGGGCCGCCTTATCGAGCTTCGCGGCCAGCTTCTCCATCGCGGCGTACTTCACTGGGTCCGCCGCCCGGCTCATGCCCGCCAGCGTGTTGTTGGCCTTGGTCGCCCGTGCCTGGGCCTTGCTCAGGTCGGTGCGGTACACCACCTCAGCCCGGTCAAAGCTGGTCTTGATGCGGTCCAGCTCCGGCTGAAGGGCCGCGATCTCCTCATCCGCAAACTTGATCCCCTGGCGGGCCGTAGCCTCCGCACCCTCGTAGTACGAAGCCCGCTTCCACTGAAGCAAGTTGGAAGCCAGGTTCTTCACGCCGTACCCGGCGCGCACTGCCATCGTGGCCGCGCCCAGACGGGCCACCTGGCCCAGAAGGTCATCCGCCAGTACGCGGGGGATATAGCCCAAGCGGAAGAGAGTGGCGAACTTCCACATGTGCGACATGTAGTCCAGACCGTCAATGATCCAGTCCGGGTTGCCGGCCTTGGACGTCCGCAGAGCCTTCAGGGCGCTGGCATGACGCGCCAGCGTCTTGTCCAGCATGGTCAGGTCGATCAAGACCTGATCGTTGGCCAACTTGGTCACCATGTTGGGGTGGATCTTCAGACGGCCATCGGCACCGGCGAAGATGTCCACCGACTGGGCCTCCCCGTCGAAGTTGGCGGCGGAGTACCGGCGCAGCTCCTCCTGACCGTGGGTCACGTTGGCCCGGTACTCCCTGTACAGGGCTATGCCCTCGTCATAGGTGAACCCGTGCTTCTCCGCGACCTTGGTCACGCCGGTGCCCTGGATCTCCTCCAGGAGCGCCATGCGCTCGCCCTCTGTCGTCGTCTTCAGGTAGCTGTTCAGCATCCCCGCACGGATGTCCGGGCCGATGCCCGGGATACGGGCGATCAAGCCGCGCAGCTCGTCAACCGCTTCCGGATGAATGTCGTCAATGGCCATCATCCCGTTGGGGTGCGCTTCTGCGAAGGAGCGGATGAAGGTAGCCGAGCTGCCGAACATGTCGGACGCGTAGATGCGGGTCTTCGCGAGACCGGGCGCCTTGGTGGCCGTCAGACCTCGTTCCGTCCTGACCGATGTGGTCGCGAGAGCGGGGCCGGTACGGAAGAGCTTCTGGTTCGCGGTGCGGGTGTACGCGCGCGAGGCCGAGTACCGCGTCAGGTTCAGCGCGTCCAGCTCCGCATAGTGCCCCAGCGTCGCGTCATACCGGGCGACCAGGTCCTCGTCCGCCTGGAGCTGAAGGCGCAGTTCGTCGATGCGGCTCTTGACCATCGCCTCAGCCGTCTCGTTGGCCTGCGCCTGTACGCGCGGCAACGCCTCCAGCTCCAGCGTGGCAATGCGCTCGTCCACCGCGTTCATCCGCAGCGCAGCTGCCGCGTTCTCACTCTTCAGCTGAGCCCGCGCCTGGACGTCGCCCAGGGTGGTGCGCAGAAAGAGACTGACCTCTTCCGGACTCTTGAGCTGGGAAATAATGCCGCCGGCCCGGGGGCCCAGGGCCGACTTGCGGAACATGCTCAGGTTGTTGATGAGCTGCGGGTTGTCCTTGTTGGCCCAGATGAACTCTTGGGCCTTGGCCATCCGCGAGGACTCCATCATGCGGCCAATGTCCTCGCCGGACCATCCGCCCTTCGGGCGGGGCGTGACCACGTACTTCGTGCGTGCGGCACCAATCGCCTTACCGGCCAGGACCGTGGGGTCCAGCCACCAGCGGACCGCGAAGTCCGTAGCGCCCGAGGCGTACTTAAAGAAGTCGGAGTCCCGGCGCATCTGCTCCACGGCGCGGTTCCCGACGACCGGGGCTCCAGCGTCCTTCAGGATCCGCTGCTGCTCGTCCTCCGACAGCTCATCCCACCCGGCCGGGAGGTACGCCGCGGGGGGCGTGGCGTACAGAGGGCGGCCCTTCAGGATCTCTTCCACCTCGCCGTGGTCGGCCCAGAAGGCCTGACCGGGGCTGACGTTGTTCGCCGTGTGCCAGGCCTTGGCCCAGGCTGATGCCTTGAACAGATCCTCGAAGTTGCCGCTCTCTGCGTGCGTACCCTGAAGGAGGAAGGTTGAGATGGGCTGGCTGACGCCGTTGTCGTACAGCCACGCCATGCCGTGAAGCGCCTTCTCCAGGGGCTTGGAGCCCGGCTTGAGAAGGTTCTGTTCAATGAACTGGCCTGTTCCGGACTCGCCTACCTCGTCCTCGTCCCCCATGGCCCAGGTCAGACCTGCACCCACGTAGGTGCCCACGATCGGCACCGCCAGGGAGCCATCGCGTACGTTCTTGAGGACGTCGCTGAAGTCCACTCAGACCTCCGGCCCGAACATCGTCTCCGCGGGGTAGACGTCGATCGGTGTGCGCGCGGCCTGGAGGCCGAAGGCGAGGTCGTATCCCACATGGTTGGGGTTGGGGCCGTTCATGGCCATGTCGAAGGCCAGGGCCGGCGTCTCGTCAAAGAAGCTCAGGTAGTTCCCCAGCTGGTTCCACCAGTCCATCAGGCCATTCCCTTCAGCTGGCGCACCATGTTCCGTGCCGCCTTCGAGCTGCCCGGCTGGTTCGCCATGTGCTCGAAGACCGGCAGGTACATCACGAGCCGCCGCAAGTCCTGGTCCGGCTCGTTGGGCAGGCCCAGGGCCTCAAGGCCCGGTCCCTCACCCCTGGCCGCACCGGCCGTGACCGGCGTGTCCGGCTCCTGCGTGGCGGCATCGAAGCCCACCAGGCCGGCCGTCACATCCGCCATCTGCGGCGCCCCGACGTCCCCGCCGGGAGACGCCGACACGGGGGCCGCCTGCTGGAGCTGTTCCAGCTCCTGGCGCTCCCCGTACTTCCCGCCCGAGGGCGCACGGACCGGCTGTGACGGTCCGCCATCGGTGCGCTTGCTCAGTGCGCCCGGCCCGCTGACGGGGGCCGGGTTCCCCGGCTGCCTGTATCCGCCGCGGGTCATGGCTTAGTGCGCCTTGTTCTTGTCGTTGCTCCCGGTCGGGGCAGGCTTGGCGCCCAGGCTGGTCGTGTTCCAGCCCGCGATGCTGCCGGTGGTGTCGGTGGCGTTGCCCTGGCTCTTCCCGGCGTTCTCGCCCTGCATCGGCTGCTGGGTGTTGGGCTGCTCCATGCCGCCCTTGAGGTGGATCATGGGCTTGTTGCCGCCCTCGTGGAACGGGTCGCCCGCGAATCCTTCGGACATGTCGATCTCCTTCTACTTGTGGCCTTCGGCGCAGTACTTGGGCTTGGCGCCCTTCCCGGACCAGGGCTTGCGTGGCTCCGAGCATCCGTCGTGCTCGCATAGCGAGCTGGCGAGGTCGGGTTCGACGAGGTTCCGCGCGTGCTCGCGCAGGGCCTCGGGACAGCCCAGCCAATGAGTGGGCTTGCCGTTCTCGCCCGGACGGCCGCATGTCTGGCACGTCATGCCGGAACGCTCCTCTTCACGGATGCGGAGGCTGTAGGCCGTCCGCTACTGGTCAGCCCGGCGAGCAGGCTCATCACGTCCGGCTTGCCGCCGGGGCCCAAGTGGGCCTGGCCGGGGGCGATGCCGCCCGGCATGCCGGTGGTGGGGTTGATGCCGAAGGGCACCCCGGCCCCGCCCTCTTCGGGGCTCGGGGTGCCGGAAGGCCCAGCCGCGGACGTGGGGGGCGCAGGCTGGGGCTCCGGCTGGAAGGCGGTCAAGATCGCTTCGTGCATCGGCATCTTCTCGCGAAGGTCGATCAGCTTGGCCGCGTTGGTGAGCAGCATGGTGGGGTCCATGCCCTGTTGGGCCATGATCCCGATGGAGCTGAGCAGGGCGAAGACTCCCTGCTTGAGGGCGTCGGTGGTCTGCTCCTTGTCCACCTCGGCCTGGAGCGACGCCACGTCCACATCCATGGGGAGTTGCCGCTGGACGAAGTCCCGGCTGACCAACTGATCGCCGCGCAGCTGGAGGAGGAAGATGAGCGCCTGGTTCGGGTTCATGCCGCTGGCGAAGCCGTAGCTCACGCTCACGCGGTAGTTGCCCTTGATGTCCTTCGCCGGCGTGTAGGTCTCTTCGAAGGGCGTGCCGTTGATGACGCCGCTGATGGACTTCTTGGAGTCCGGCCAGAACTTCTCGTCCATCTCGAAAGCCAGCTCCAGGGCGCGCTCCAGCGCGTCACCGATGATGAGCTGGCCGGTGGCGACCTGAATGTCGTAGCCGCCGTTGAGGGCATCAACACCACGGCCGGTGATGATCGAGGCGTCCACGTCACCGGTCGCTGAGGCCGGCGTGCGCGTGCCCTTCATGACCTCCGCGGCCAGCAGGGCATCCTGCTGCCAGGCGGCCTGCGGCATGTCCGTGCCCACGCGCCGGATCTTCTCCGGGGAGTTGGTGCGGATCACCGCATCGTCGCCGAAGGGGATCTTCTGAACGTCGGTAGGGATGGCCAAAGGGGCCCTGACTGTCTGCTGCGTGGCCTGGAGCCCGAGCATCGCAACACGGTTGCGCGCGAGCATCGGCCAGACCACGTCGTCGTACTGCCCGCGGTCCTGGTCGTCCCAGGTGGGCTTCCGTCCGATGGCGACGGGGACCTTGCCGAAGGCGTTCGGCGTCTCCAGCAGAACGAGGTTCTTGCGCTCCGGCATGTAGAGGACGTAACTGTCCTTGTCGCAGTACTTCACCAGCTCAAGCTCTGTATCGCCGGTGACCTGCTGGCCGCCGCCGAAGGGCTGCTGCTTGCCGAGGATCTGTTCTGCGTGCTCGGGGAACTTCGAGGCCAGCTGGCGGGCGCCCTCGCGCCAGACCTTGGTGTAGCTGATGACCTTGCCGGACAGGCCGGTCTGCGCGTAGTGCTTCATCGGGTTGTCGATGCGCAGCCGCGGGCGGCCATGCTCGAAGTCCGGCTCCACCACAATCGGCATCGCGCCGTACGTCAGGTACCAGTCGCAACCTGTCGGCATCTGCCGCTTCAGGCCCGAGTCCAGGACGTACGAGTAGGCAATCTTGGTCTTCTTGGCGACAAACTTCTTCTGCCGCTCCGAAGTAACCACGCCGGGGGCGCAGTTGATGGACGGCAGGGGCGCCAAGTTCTCTGCCAGCTGGCGGGCGGAGGTATCGAGGATGTTCGCGGTAATCGGGCGCGGCCAGGCGTCCGGCATCGAGCCCGGCGCGATGTTGTCGATCTTCTGCGCGCGGGCGTCGAAGACCGTCTGATGCCGCTTGTCCCGTTCATGGGCGTCACGGCGCAGCGCCTCTACGCGAGCCGCAATCTTGGATATGTCTGCCATGACACCTCCCTACCTATCAATCTAAAGCAGAACTAGCCGAAAACCTTCGCTTCGAGGCGCGCGAGGCGCTGCTCGACCGTCAGCTTCACCACGGTCGTGGCCCCACCCCACTTCCCGGCCGGCTTGGCCAGGCAGGCGGCCAGGTCCCGGCGGAACTTCGCCATGTCGACGCCGCGGGGGTCCACCTTCTGGTTCGACCACTCCCGATGGGCTATCGCGGACTTCGCGCCCCACTTGTGCGCCCGGCAGATCGCGGCCTGAGCCTTGACCATCGCCACGTACTGGGCGGTCGGCCAACTCTCCCTGCCCGTACCAGAGTTGACGCACTCCCAGCCGTAGAAGTGGGTGTTCCCGTCGATCGCGTCAGCGTCCCCTTGGCCGTACCGCGGCGAGGGCGGGGCGTCCCCGTAGCTCTCCTCCGTCACCGCGGCCAGGACCCGCGGGTCCCCGCCCCCGGCGTGGTTCGCCCGGCCGTTGCCGATCAGGTACACGGTGCCCGTCTTGCCGATGACCCCGGTGGACAGCGGCCCCGGTAGGGCGGCGCTCCCGCTGAAGCAGTACTCCATGATCTGTGACTCGGACACGTACGCCCCGGTGTGGTGCACCATGGTGCCGTTCACCGGTCCCCAGGCTCCCCGGTGGTTGCGGTTGTGCTCCCGCCAGCCCGCATGTCCCACGACCTTGACGCCCTCCGCACGGAGGGCGTCCACCAGCCTGTCAGCGCTCAGCGGTGCTGCCATCGTCTACTCCTCAAAGTCTGTCCAGCGGTGGCAGTACGCGTCTCGTGCCTGCTGGTCCTGGTGCTCGTCATGCGCCCCGGCCAGCCGGATACACTGGCGGCCAGTTACCGGGCTCAATGCCGGGCATTGAGTGAAAACGCCGTCCATCACTTCCCTCACCACGACAGGGCTCCGTCCCAGGCGCCCGCTCCCTGCTGTTGCAAGGCGAAGTCGATGTCGACGACCATCTGTCCGGCGGCATCGCGCTGCGACGTGAACTCGCTGTTGTTCACGTGCCAGCCGGAGAAGTCCGTGGTCATCAGCTCCCGGCAGCGGATCTCTGCGAACCACAAGGCCATGACGCAGTCCGTCAGGCCCTTCGTCTCCGGGAACCAGCTGCACAGCTGCTCGATAAGGGCCCGTACGCCCTCACTCCGGGTCTGGCTCGGCAGGCGGATCAGGTTGTTGCCCTGCCGCCACCCCTCAAAGAGCGGCGCCATCGAGCTGACCCCGAAGTCGGGGTCCCACTTGTTGGTGTTCGTGTGGTGCGGCGATATAAGGCAGCCGCGGGCCGAAAGGAACGTACGGACCAACTGGTCCTGCGTGATGGACGCCTGGTAGGCGTTCTTCTCCACCCGCCATTCGCTGATCGAATACCGCTCCGTCAGGCGCTCCATCTCCGAGCGCATCTCGTGCGGCGGCATCCCCCGGCGGTTGACCACATCGAGCACCCACCGGGTACCGGTGCGCCGGTCCAGCCCGACCACCACCATGGCCGTGCACCCGGCCGCCGCCGGGTCCAGGCCGGCCACGACGAGGAGGCCATCCATTCCGTAGCGGCGATGGTCGGACTGGCCGTCGAACATGCGGCCCGGATATCGGGCCCGGTCCACGCAGCCCTGGACGTCCTCCATCTTGAAGACCGCGTCATCGGCCACCTGGTCCTGCATGTAGACCATGGACCAGTTGCGGGGGCTCATCTTGCGGCGCTTCTTCGCGAGCGCCTTGCCGTCCCACATCGGCCAGAGGCCGTTCTCGTCCTGCTGGACCAGCTTGCGGGCCGCGATGGTCACCGGCGGCCTGTTGGTCTTCGGCCACAGGGTCACCCAGTTCTCGGGCTCCTCCGAGAACTCCAGCACGGCCGGCTGCGTCAGGTAGGTCCAGGGGCTCTGACCCTCCGCGTAGTACTGCGGCTTCAGGATCTCCGAGTAGAGATCCACCGTCTCCATACGCGTGCCGATCAGCAGCATCCGCCCGCCGGCGTCGGCCACACGCGAGCCCACCTGGTTCTGAATCCACGTGATCTGAGACTCGAACTGCTGATGATTCGTGTGGTCAACGCAGTCGTCCATGATCGCCAGATCACAGCGGGAGCCGTAGATGTGACCCCCGATACCAACCGCCTGGACGGTCGGGTCTTTCTCACCCGCTGTACGCCCCGCCACATAGATGCGGTCCGCGGTCCAGGAGGCGGAACCCTCCGAAAAGCCGCCCGGCGGGCCGAAGGCCTGCTGAAGATCCAAGTACGCCTCGGACTCCGCCAAGCGCTCCTTGATTGACAGCAAGAACTTCTTCGCCATGTCCTGCGTCTTGGAGATCAGCAGGATGCGGACGTTGGGGTCCTGAACGATGCGCCAGACCACGTAGTTCACGGTCAGCGTGGTCGACTTGGCGTGCTCCGGCGGGGTGTTGACCAGGATCTGGTCTTCGTCGCCCTTCACGAACCGCTGCCGCGGATGCAGGTCCCGGGGCTCCCGGCCCTCCAGCAGGTCATACCACTGCAAGTGGTGCCAGAACAGCTGCGTCTTCAGGTACCGCTCGCAGAACTCGGGGAAGTCCGGGACCTCCTCCCGCTTCCCCTCCGCCTTCTCCACGTTGGACTGCAAGGCCCGGTCGATCAGGTCCCGGAAGTCCGGGTCACGCTTGCGGTAGTAGTCGTAGGTGCTGCGCACCACGCCGGCCTGAATGCAGCCCTCAGCGATCGTGTGCCCCATGCGGACCGTTGCCAAGATGATGTTCTTGCGGTCCTGGCTGGAGGCCTTCGAGATCCGGCGGTCCCGGCCGCCAGGAGCGGCCAGGCGCCCATCCTTGTTCACCGCCAGACGAGCCACCGACACCTCCCCGCGTCCTGGAGCCCCCTGGGGGCCGACCAGCGGGGGAGGCTACGCCCTGCTAGCGCAATTCAGCTAGCAGTCAGAATCTAACCGTCTAAACAAATGTAGAGGGTTAGATCTTCAATTCGGCGGGGGGTCCCTTAGCCTTTGCCTCGCCGGGTCGAGCACGCTCCCCGGTCGCCGCACCTGAAATGCGACGCAGGCCGTCAGAGGGCGCCGCACAAGCGCGCCCGGATTCGGCCAGGCGCACCCACGAGCAACAGGCGTCCGGAGGTCGGAACGCCGTGGCGGACATCAGAAGACCTGTTGCAGACAGCCGCGTTGACCTGGAGTAATGCCCAGGTCCAGCCCGTCAGGGCTAACCCTGCCCCCGGCCAGGCCGGCCGGGACCGCAGCGCCCCCGGCGGAGGGCGCACAGGCGCGGCCACAACGGCCGCGGAATACGGGCCCGACAGGCCCGCCAAAGCCGCCACCGGCGGCCCAGATTGGGTAGTTGCCCACGCATCCCTGGTGAGAGACCAGGGATCGGGGGCTGAGGCGGTTTTAGCACCGGGGGGTCAGTCCCGGTGCGAAACCGGACAGATGGTGCCACCTGGGGTGGCCAGGAGGGGGCCTCAGCCCCCGATCATGCGAGGTGGACACCTCGCTCACCTGCTCTTCGCAGGCTCGCTGTCCACCTCACCATGGATCCGTAGGCCGACTGGCCTACATGCAAGGGGCTGCACCACCACAGGTGCAGCCACATGTGGTGGTGACGCACCACCAGTGCACGGCCACCCAGCAGTGGCCGTGCGCCCGTAGGGCGCATGTGTGCCTCCGGCCAGCAGTCCGGGGCCGGAGGCACCGGTACGCGCACGCGCGAGAGGATCATTCCTGCTCACCGCTGATACCGGCGGTAAGTCATTCCGCTTCCGCTACCCGCGTTGCGTCTAGTGACGCAACGTGACTGGCGTCTCACTACAAGGCGGACGACCGGTTTTCATCGCTTGATGACTTGTCATATGCCTTGGGCAACGCCTGACGTGCATTTATGCGTCTCACACCCCGTGTGCGCTACATGCGCTCCGAGTGCGCCGGACACTCCCGGCCACGCCTTCACATGCCCCCCACATCCACGCTGATCACATTCCGCAACCACGAACGTGCTCGCATGCGCTTGCATCCAACGATCTTGACCCACTGAGGCAACCCTCATTAGCCCAGCTCACAAGAGGTCTGGAAAAGATCTTGGAGAAATTTTCCTGTGGGGTATTGACCACGATCGTGGTCAGTGAAACTCTCATGCCCTCACCACCGAGGGCGCCTGATCCACCCGGATCGGGAGGAATCGGCGAGTGACTGAGGCCGAGATTCACATCTTGACCACTTGAGAACTGGAGATCACGACCACCGGGTGACGACCGCCGCGCATGACGCGGTGGGGGCGCTTGCGCCCCACGGGGTGACCGGAGGACCGCCGCGAGGCGGACCGCGAAACGGGAGTGATCAGAAGGGCGGCCCGGGAGGCCAGAACATCCCGGGGCAGTACTGCGGAGAGCAGAGACGCGAGCGACCACCACAGGTGGGCTGTCGAGTGCGCGGTGAGGGCATAGCCCCGCGCAAGAGACTCCAGCCGCCACCTAGGCGCGATGACCGTCAAGGCCCCGGTACTGCGACCGCGTAAGGGCCCTTGGCCCTCAAGAGCGCGCGGCGGAAACGGAGCTAGGCCGAAAGGTAAGCCCGCATTCCCGTAAGGGGACAAAGGGGAATCCGATGCTGACAGCCGCCGGTGGACTTGGGGCCAGTACAGGGCACCTGCGAGAGACAGACCGGCCAAGGTGGGCCGTAGCGCTGTCACTCGTCATGCGGGCAGGGGGGAGTGAGAGCAACCTCCCTGCCCGCTTGATGAGTCAACCAACATGATCTTGGAGAGGCGATCATGGCAAACACGCTGAAAGTGGCAGTCGAGCCCACGTGCCAGGAGTGCGGGGAGGAGATCGAATTCGCTGCCATCGGGCACACCGGTGCCATGCGGTTGTGGCTGCATGCGGGTGAGGACCGTACATCGGTGATCGGACCGCGCGACGGGTACCGGGGCCACCTTGCGGCCCCCGTGCGCAAGTGCGCCGATTGCGGCGGAGACATCACCTTCCGTCAGGACGCATGGGCTGACTACACCGAGTGCGTTGCGTGCGGCACCGAGAACCGCTACGGGTTGGGGGACTGACCATGAGCGACGAACTGATGCGGTTTGAGGTCACGCTCACCAAACCCGGTGAGCGCACGCAGACCACGTTCACGTGGGCTCCCACCCGTGAGGGGGCCCAGCGGCGCATGCGCGAACAGATGGCGCAGTGCCCGGACTTGTGGGACGGCTGGACCGCCCACGTGGCCGAACGGCACACGGCGGTTGTCTCCGCGACCAATTGACCCTGCCGGAGCATCGAGCGGCCCCCCACGGCATTGGGGGGCCGTTGGCTTGCTCTTACAGGACAGAGCACTGTCCCGGGGCGGCATCCCTGGGGCAGGCACCACACGATCACTCTGGAGAGGCAGTGATCATGAGCAACATCACGTACCACCGGTTCCTGCGGGACGGACGTGTCGAGACCAAGGACATGTCCGAGTCGCATCGGGACTTTCACGTGGAGTCCGTCCGGCAGACGTACCCCACGTCTCACGTCATGAACGGCGTGACCGGTCATCGCGTGGACACGATCACGCGTGAGGGGGCCACGTTGCGCGTGGACTGGCTGTCTGACGACACCGGGAACGCGTACGTCTGGTTCTCCGAGGAGGGCGAGGCGCCCCGCAAGGGGCCCGAGTGCTACGGGACCATTTGGGTCTGCGGCGACTGCCTGCACCATCACGCCAACGGCGAGTGCGGCAGCTGCCACGACGACGAACACGGGCACGACAAGGAGCCCTTGAGCGCCATCGGTGAGGGCTTCACCGTGGCCATGGGCATGGCGCGTGATGAGCACTCGTGCCGCGAGGAGTGCCCGGGGCACTACGACACCGACGACGCGCTGACGTCGGGCGCGGGCATCGGCGAGCCGGTGTTCTGCGACGGGACCTGTCAGCCGATGCCGGACGAATGCGACTGTGAGACGAACACCTACAGCACGTCCCAGTGCGAGGGGTGCCGCTCGTGGTTGCACGGTGAGCGCCACGCCATGACCCTCTTCAAGGGGGTCTGATCATGCAGATTCGACGCCTTCACGGCATGCGTGAACGGCTTGAGACGCGCCAACTCAAGGTCAACGGCACGCTGTTCCGCGTACACCTGTCGCAGACCCGGGGGTGTACTGCGCGTCTGTGGGCAGAGCGCTACATCCCCGCCCGTTCTTCCTGGAACGGGCATCACGGGGGTCCCTTCGGCAGCTGGGTGACCATTCACGACTGGCGCTGATCAACCGCCGCAGCATCGGGCGCATCCCCTCACAGGGTGCGCCCCCTTGCTCTTACGGATGAGAGCAGACCAGCCAACGGCGGCATCCGCTGGCAGGTCCCCGCATGATCACTTGGAGAGGCTG